ACGAAAGTATCTGTAACATAGCTAATAATTTGCACTGGTTCCCAAAATCCAATTTCAGGTCTCCAGTTATATACTTGATAGTTTCCGGGTTCAATAGCTACCTCTTCACAAACAATTGTGAACGTGCTGGTCGCATCATTTTGGACGATAGTATACGTAACAACCCCAGTATTTTGAAGAGCTGGGATTGTGTATGAATAGGTTGCTCGTATTGTTTGAAAAATATCAAACACATTTCCTGGGAGCGCCGTGTCTTCAAAAAAACCATCAAATAGTGGGAGTGAGAAAACAAAATCCAATATAATTAGGTTTTCATTAGTTGTGTCCATAAAAATAATCTGACTTAAGTTATTTACACTTACCCCAAAACCTCCCGCAGAGAAATCGGCAGTCCCAATACCCTGTCTGAAGAACGATGTCACATAGGTGAACGAACTGCTAGTTATTGAGGACAGCGGGTCATACGAAAACAATTCAACAACTTGACGAACACTGTTGTAAGCTAAAACATAACTGTTTCCTATAAATGAAATCCCAATATAGTTTGTTGTCCCAGGTAGAAAATTTTGAGAATTAAAAGAGCCTAGTAACGTCCCGTTTCCAACGAGGGGATTTACTGCCGACTGAAAAACGAAAACAGAATCGTCATCTGAAACAAATGTGTATCCAGTAGCATCACAACGAACTTGTTTTGGAGAAACCAAAACAGCGGTTGGTAAATTAGTCCATAAGTCTTGGAGCCTTGTATAGGTCACAGACTCATAGTTTTCAACACGCAAATCACTTGTGAGGGCGTAGATGTTGGTACTGATAGGGTCGTAGGCTACAGATAGATAGGTGTATGGAGTGCTGTATACAAAATCTGATATAAATGTTCCATCGTTTTGCCAAATAGTTAATTTAGAGTCTGTCGGGTCAATAGTGTCCGAAATAACGACCCTTCCGTCTGGAAGAACTGAAATATCTGACGGTGCTGTAAATTGATCTGGATTTGTTCCAGGTGCTCCATATGTAGCTATAAGAGTACCAGTACTGTCTAGTTGGACGGCATACCCATCAGCACTAACCACGTAATAGTTACCAAAAGAATCTGTAACCATAGCTACCGGATTTGGAGCCGTTAAAGAAATATCTATTGTTTGGGCCGATGGTTCGATGTTTGAAATATCGACAGGAACTTGACCCACATAGGAAACGTCTTTAGTAGTTTGAATGTTAGCAAACAGTAAGTCCAAACTGAATGCAGCGCTGCTTGCAACCTTTACAATGTTACTGGAATCCTGAACAACCGGGGCATTTCCTACAGTAAGGACCGAAATACTTGGTGGCGCAGGTATTTTAATATCAGTATTAACTGGATTTGTACCAGTAAATTTATTATAAAAAGCTGGAATTCTCTTTAAGAGGGATTCAAGGGTGCTTATTGGCATCTTACTTCTCGATTAATAATTTATTGTCAGTAGGCCTGGAATTGAACGAACATATGAATTCACAGTTGTATCTGAGGCGGGGTCAGTAAAAGCTGCTTCAGGGACGTTAATAACACCAGAGACGTTCATAACAACGTCAATGATTTCGCTTCGATAGATTGTTCCACCGATAGGTAATTGAACAAAATAAGCGTTAATCGCCGTCTTAACATTTTCGGCTATCTGAGCGGAAGTTAAAACCGAATTAGGGTCCGTAATGATAGTTAAAACAATCGGTTGCTGTCTTAACGAAGGTCTAGTAACAAAAGCCTGGATTCCGGCAGAAACAACGCCGGGATAAGTAGCATAATTTGTTGGTACTCCGTTAGCAACATTTAAAGCGGAGGTTACAGATTGGAATGGTAAAGAACCGTCTCCATTGTCAATAATGATGACAATGCTTCCTGGGGAGTTTGGAATTGGAGGTGGAATAACCAATCCCGTAACTTCAGAGAAATTAATTGGGTCGGTTCCAACAGCTGTTACCGATAAGTTTGTCTGAATATACGTAGAACCCGATTGAACTAATCCTCCAAGAACGAAAGCTGTGTAGTTGGGGAATTCAGTAGTTTCGTCCAAGTCGGTGACCCTAGTGAGCTTATATGCCGTGGAAGAATCACCAGCGATGGTAACACTGTAAACACCGTTGTAGGCTGGAGCCACTTCGTCTTTAACGAGTATTCTTTTTCCGACAACCATACTAACGCCGTCAACTATTAGGAACCCGTTAGATGAAGCTAATAGATAATCCCCAACCCCATCGGGTCCACCAAGATGTGTGTAAGTGTTTGCTGGGAAAAGGGGGATTGTTGTAGCAACGTCACAGCTGTTAACTTCGCTGAAGCTTACTGGGTCCGTCCCAATTGTAGCTATGGTCAAAGTTTGAATAAACGTTTGGCCCGATAAAGTCCCGCCAGAGGATATAGTTGTTCTGTAGTTGGTGAATTGTGTGTTAACATTCAAATCTGTGGCACGAATCAATACGTAAGGGTCAGAACCATCCCCAGCTTGAATAACAACATAGACTCCATTATTTTCAGTAGCTACTTCGTCTTTTATTAAAACTCTGTTCCCGTTAACAACCGCAACGCCGTCAACGAATAGAAGACCATTTGAAGTAGCGGTTAAAGTGGCCCCAACACCCGCAGCTCCGTTTGAGTAAGTATTGGTAGGTAGAGCAGCTACTGTAGCCAAATCAACAACAGTACTTAAAGCACTGTAGATCGTTCCCTGAAGGTCTGAGTTTTCATTTGTGTATGGTGGCGTGAACGAAAGAGCGTAGCCAGTAGAGGGACCGCCTGGGTTTGATGGGCTTAAGTTAATCTGTAATATTTTAACTTCCGTAATCCCCGCCGTTGGTATATTTAACAGGGCGCTGGTAATGGCATTAACCGTACCTTGACTTAGAGACGTAAGATAGGCGATGATTCTGGTTCTGTAGGAAGCATCCGACTCTTGGTCAAAACCACCAACAGCTGCGGAGGGGTTTGTGACGCTTGTAATTAAAGAGAAGTTAGGATTATTTTGGATGTTAACAATGGTGTTTGGGGAAACGTTACCAATAGCTCCAGTAGTTGTACATATAGCTGTAATACCAGTTGGACCGACTGTACCATCATTTTGAGTAATAAAGTTTAATTGAGGTGTGTTCCCAGAAGCAGCGGAGTAGCAAATTGTTCCGGCAGGGACAAGAGTTCCAATTGTTCCAGAAAAGAATAGAGTTACGACAGAGGAGCTATTGAGGAATCGAGGTAAATTAAAGTCCGTACCACGTCTGTCTAGGTCAACGCCCGTAGCCGTATTGATGTAGAACGCATTTAAAACGTTAACCATCTGAAAATACGCATTATCGATAACTAAAGCAATTGATTCAAAAAAAGTTCTATTTACAGCCCCAATATTCGCATCCGTGACGCTCGATTGAGCTGACATGTATGAGACCAGAGCCTGCAAAACTTGATTGTATGTTTGTGGGTTAAATGGCTGTGTGACAAAGGTGGACATCAATTACTCCTAATATATAGGCTAAAATTTAGCTTTTTTGGTTTACGGGTTAGCTATGTTCCCACCGATTGTGCCTTCTAAGACGATGGGTTCTGAAGTAAAGTTTGGCTGAATTTCACAAGTATAGCTCAAAACATCGTCTTGAATCGATACTTGGATATTCGTTACGCTTTTGATTCTAGTGTCACTCAAAATTGTTGATTTTAAGGCGCTTGCAGCGAGGGAAGTTACAAAGGATAGGGTTCTATACCCAAGCAGGTTTGGAAGACCAAAGTTTAAATGTGTGATTAATTCTCCCTGCATTACATTAAACTTAATAGCAACGGCTTGAAGCAAGTTATCAATTCCAACAACAGTTAAAATTTCTCCCTTGGAATCAATAATTATGTCGTTTGTTTCGTCCAGAAGAAAATCTTCACCGAAAGCAAAGTCATTCGTGTTAGGCCCACCAGTTGTTTTACCTAGAATCAGGCTGTTCTCTGACTGACTGTTGAATTGAGGGAATGCTATGTTCATACCAACACCTAGAGTTTTTTCTGGTTGAAAATCGTCTGGGTTGTTTGGGTCGACAATGTAGATGAATGGGTATACAAGGTTGTTAAACTCAGCTAAAGTTTTCCAAAATGAAACACTCCCCATTCCCTTTAACGCCAAAGACTCTATTGTGTCTCCAATACTCACCTGACCATAGATAACACTTGTAATGTTATTTAAATTGACGTTAACTAGGTTTAAATCGTAGACACTGGTTTGATTATAAAAGTCCGATTGGATGTAATTTTTTACGAATATATTTTCATAGATAGTTATGAAAACAACGTTTTGAATCGTGGTAGCCAATAGGTTATCAACGTTTGGGTCATACCTAAACCCATCGTCCGCTCCAGCCAGTTCATTGACAATATGAGTATCATACGCTGTATCGATAGCAGACAACATCGTTCTGCAGTTAGCTACCAATTGGTCCACCCCAGCTAACGGATAGTTAATAACCTGAGCGCTCCCATTGACAAAATTTGTAATGGCGGTATTGAGGTTAGTGAGCGGAGTTAAAATCTGATTTGGAAAAAACACGGCTCCCAAACCAATTGAAGTTGAGGTTGTAGCTATCTGTTGAGTTCTTGTAGCCGCCTCTGTCAAAATGTCGGTGATGTTTTGGTTTATAATTGGGACACTGTTTGCAGTTTTTGTTATGGACTGTAGAAAGTCGTAAATCCCAGTCTGTGTGCTTGGTGTCATCCCAATAAAATTTAGAGAGTATCTGTAAAGGAATGGAGAAGTTTTAGACCTAGAGATAGTTAAGTAATCTCCTGGGATTTCAATATCCCAGTACTCATTATCTTTAGGATTAAAAAATTGTAGTTTAGCTCCGGCATTCGCAACAAAGTCTTTTGTAGTTATTGGGTTAACTTCATCTAAATACTGTCTGAAAAACTTACGAAGACGAAGAGCCTCTAGTTGGCCTGAGCCCGACCCTGCTTTTGGGCGCTGACCAAACGTACCGGAAATTCTGATTCTTGTTAATCCGGCTCCAAAAGTGTCACTGAAAACATCCCCAGCCGTTAGAACAACATTGGCTGTTGAAGATTCAGTTTGTTGAAACTCTTCTGGATTAACTACAAGAGTCAGCTCAGATACAACTGGTTTTCCTGTCTTCATACTTGTAAAAACAAAAGAGTAGCTGGCTTGAAGGAAATTATTCCCCGCAAGAGGCAAGTCGGTAGCACTGGGCTGTCTATTGGGTATGTTTGGTGGATGCCCGTTATTTAAGACATCGGTTGAGGGTAAGTTTGAGTTACGTGGCATGTTATTCTACCTTTAAAACGGTTGTTAAAATATTGCTTCCTGGGGGTGTTGCTGGGACAACTGGAGGTGTTGGAATTCCAATCGAAGTAACAGATACGTGAGTGTGAGTATTAAACTCATTATTTATGAAATTAGTTAGGAAGTTTTTTAGAGTTTCGCCCATTATTCCAAACTCAGCCCCCGTACCAATATCGACCAAGTTATTTTCACCATCGACAGTGATGAAAGGAACTCCATTCACCTGTACCATAAGTTTACCATTTGTAATAATATTTACAGTAGGGTTTCCATTCTTGTCAATTTTCCAAGAAGTTCCTTGAAATATTCCCTGCTTTTGTGGGTAGATGTTATCACCGCTGCTTGCTCCAGTAGTTGGGTCTAACTGAGGAGGGTCTCCAGGCTTAGCCCCATTACCCATAGTTTGTGGGTCGAGTGGGAAAGGGTCTTCCCCATCATCACTCATCGTAGTAGCATTCATCTGGCAGGAAGCGGAGCCTAAGATAATTGGGTTGAAACTACTTCCATTTAAAAACCCTATAATGACAGGTTGTCCTATCACATAAGGGGTTTCCTCAGAATTTTGAAATGTGAGGGCCGGACTCGCCGAAGTGTTTGTAAAAAATTTTGTGTGACCACCCGACATCAGGGTTGGAACATCTTGAATAACAACCCCCGTGGGTGCAAGTTGGACCGTATACGTTAGATAGGTCCCAGGAAGGTTTAATAAGTTTCCTTCCGAGTCTGTTCTGTCCACAGCCAAAACATCGATAATAGTTCCAGCCATTAAAGGAAAGGGTTGTGACAATATCTCATATGGACGTTTAGCGTCCTCAATGATTGATTGCTTTCGGTTACCTTCTGGAGAATATAGAGTCATTAAAAGTCCTCATCATCGATTGGGTTGAAGTATTGACTATTGTGAGCTTGGTCGATGTGCAAAGCTATCTCTGTTTGCTTTACTCTGCTAAATCTTCCCTGATACGTTTTGCTTGGATTTGTTGGGTCGGTCCAATCTCTTGGATAATGCCCTCTTGTTACGGAGGCCGTAGTTTTTAATGGGTTACCTAACTTGAACTCTTGCATGACACTTTCGATGTAGAATTCTTTACCTGTTGGAGTTGAGTTAGGGCCTAGCTCTACAAGGCGTGAGCCCATCGTAAGACCAGAAGGACCTACACCTACACGACCCTTGAAAGAAATAACACCACTTTCAAACGTTTCTCCGAAAGAGAACCATCTAAATAGCTGTCTAGCTAAAGACCTAATTTGTTTTAAAGGAAAAAGGTTTTCTTGTGGAAAGGTGGATTTACCTTTAGTTTTTTTATGGTTAGCTGATTGGATAAACGTAACATATTTTGTATTGTGGAAAGGGAATCTCTTTATACCAAATCGATTCACCGAATCTTGGTCCTGTATTGGAAACCTGATTATATCCTGACCCGTTACAGGGTCTTTAGTGATAGCTTGCTCGGACACGTAAGCCTCTTGATTGTCTCCCAAAGCAAAACTTTGGCGTTCACAAACAACATCGAAATAATTAAAAACATTCTGCTCGGAAGTAGAAACGTCCATATCAATAACATCCGTTGGGCTGTAATTGTGGTAACTTAGGCCATCCCAACTATCCGAACCCTGGCTAAATGGAGCCGTTCTCATTGTAAACACATAAGGTTGATAGCCAGTTCTTGGGGTTATTCCTTGCCCTCCTGGGCCGGATGTCGGTGTAGTAACATTAAAAGAAGCTTGATTTGTTATAGGATTTAACTTATGTGTGGCCTCGGCCTCTTCAACCGACCAAACTTTACCCATAGCATCTTTTCCAGGTCTTCTTAAATCCATAAAAACTTCATGATAAGGCAAGTCCGAATAAAACTTTACGATATCATAAACTGATTGTTCAACATTCGCTTGAATATTTGTTAGAATGAATGGGTCTACAAGTCGGTGTTCTTCAAAAGCTGTTGAAATGTTTGTGTAAAAATCCATATAGTCAGTTAATTTTAACTTGTTGTTAAAGGTAAGTGGGTAGAAAATTTGACCTGGGCCTGGAGTTCCAGCACCAGCAACCGAAAGGTTGACAAAGTTTTGAATAAACTCTTTCGGGTTATTGCTTCTAAAAATCTTATTGTTTTTTCCAAAATAAAGCTGACCACCGTATTGACGCAAATCTCTCGAAGTAATGAATGGGCTGAAGTAAATCTTAAAGTTCTTTAAAGCCATGCCAAAATCAAATCCATCAATTTTGATAACCCTCTGAGGAGTTCCGTTTTCTCCAATACTTAGAGAGACGGCAGCTCTTGTAACAAGACCAATCATTTCCGTGTGGTATCCACTACCATCTACTTTAAACTCAATTTGAACTAAATCGTAAGGTCTGATTAAGTCCGAAATTAGTAAAGACCCACGGTTAACGGTAAGCTGTTTTGCTATTCTTGGGCTAAGAAGAATTGAGAACACGCCGTTTGGATTAGATATCTCTTTACAAGTAGTTACCGCCAGAATATCGTTATTGGCATCATCGATGACCAATGAGTTTCCAGTAGAAGTTGAAAAGGTTAGTTTAGCGTAGGAACGTAGGTTGTTCATTATTGTTTAGCCAACTCCCCTTTATCCTCAGCCCCGTAAGTTCCAGGCTGTCTAGTCCATTTTGTACCTGGGTTGACCGAATATCCAGCTGGTGTTGGCCCAGCTGCTGCAGGGGAAGCACTTCCAGCATCAGTAAGGCTAACCATGCGGTGGGTTCTGGTGTCAGCTTTTTCTGTAGGGGTTTCAGCAAATCCCCAACCAAAGGCCATTTTTTGAGTGGCGTTAGCGATTGAAACAATAGGGTCCATAATTGTGTCCATCAAAGCTTGTTTGAACACATCAGCTTCGGCAACAGGTCCAGCCTCGGCAATCTTTTTTTGGAACTCAGTTAAAATTTGCATTTGTTGGGCTGGAAGTTTTCCAATAATAGCCTTAACCGCCGGACTGTTCCCCATAAGGTCTTCTAGGTGGTAGGACTTTGAACCCTTAATCTCTGGATGAGAGTTAAAAGAGGCATCGAGCATGTCTTTAGCAACATTGGCAGAAATTCCACCGTGAGTTATTTCTCTCAATGCAGCGTATCCGGCTTCACCTTTTCCACGTAGAGCCCCAAAAACAGTTCCAACTGATTGTTGTGTCAGGCCACCCTCAAGGTTACGCTGAGCTTTCAAAACATCCCACGTAGATGTGCCAAAACCCCCAGCTTGAAGGGATAACATTTTACCGGCAATACCGCCACCTGGATTTAATAGCGATGTTTGAAGGGTAGCCATGTTTGCTGCACCTTGCTCACCCTGCAGGCTTGACCTGTTCAAACGAGCTGCAGCAGCCATCGTATCTGCAATTCTACCCACGTCCACAGAACCTGCGGTTTTAAGGGTAACATCAGCCATGCGATTAACGCTATCAATGAAATCACCCGACTTAACGCCCGTCATACCTACTGTGACAGCCTCAGCCATAATTCTCTTGAAATTGACGAAACTTGAGGCAGTTTTACCTCCATTCTTAGTTGGGTCTGTAGCAACGGCTGGCATTCCAGCGGACTGCATAGCCATAAGAGCGTGAGATTGGTCTGTACTGACCCCAATGCGGGACATAGCCAGAGCATCAATAATGCTTCTGTGGTCTGCTGTTAGACCAGTATTTTGCTGAGATTGCATCTCTTCAAGAAGCTTTTGTTTACTTCCAAACCCCATAGACGCAGCTTCGGCAGTTATAGAACCTGGGCCAAAAGACGTAGCTATCTCATTTAAAAGTCCCGAAGTGCCCCCTCTTGAGGAACCTGCAATTTGAGTAATGGAGGCAAGGTTTTTATTGGATTGTTGAACACCCGCCATAATAGCTTTTCCAATGACGAACCCAATTGCCCCCATCGATAGGACTCCAAGCCCCGCTCCTTTAGCAACCCCGCCGAATAATCCAGGGCCTTCTGATGGATTTGAAGAACCTCTCGATTCAGCAATCTCCCCAGCAATTCCACGCCCACGGTTAACAGAGCCTTGTAGTCTACGAGCATTAAGCCTAGCTTCGTCTCTCATCGATGTGAGTGACTTTAATTGTTCTCTACCTTGTTTACTCTTCCCGTAGATGGCTTCGGTTTGCTGAAGAGCTTTATTCAGAACATTAACCTGAGCCCCATACTCTTTGGCAAGCTTTATGGTCTGCATCTGAGTAGTGTTAAATTGTTTAAGGAGCTTATCTGCCTTACCAACCTGCTTAGCATTCATATCACCAAACGCAGAGTTCTTAGCCAGTTTGGACATGTCTTTTATGACACTATTAATGTCTTTGACACTCTTGATGGCTTCTTTTGAACCAAGTGTATGAATATTTAAATTTAAATCTGGCATCTAAAACTCCGTAAATAAAAAGAGAGACTAATTTTAGTTCGTCTCTCTAATTATTTCTTCAAATTCATCATCCCCACCTAACGAAGCTGGGAGATTAATTTGTTTATTAAATTTTGACTTTAAAGAGACTTTAACTTTATTCCTTGCAGCTTCAAGAGGACTCAACCCAGAAGGTTTTATCTTCCCAAGTTCTTCGGCTGCTTTTTTAAGCTCGTCTAATTTCCCTTCAAAAGCTTTCTTTAGAACTTCGTTGGTATGCTCTCTTTGTTGGTCCTTCATCCACTCTTCATCAGAAGTAGAAGTTCTATCCAAGTCCTCTAGCTTGAACCCAGGATTCTCCTCTAGAATATACATAAAATATTCTGTGTGGATGTCTTCCTGAGTCATTTCCAAGTATCTAGGGTCTGTTGGAGCTAAATTATATTTCTTTCTGAACCAAAAATTTATAGAGTGGAGTTCTTCTTTGGCCTTAGAGTACGAATCCGAGAGGGGTTTTACGAAAAAAGGCGTTGTAGGCTACTACTGTAACGTAGAGACCCATAATTAAATCGGTATCCTCTACTTCCAATAGATTGACCTTCAGCGGTTCAGCAAATCCAACTAAAACAGTAGCAATACTACTATTCAAGCCTTGGGTTTGCTGGTCAATGTTGGCAGCCCCACCATTTAGATTAGCAAGTATAGTCCCTCTTTTGACTATACTACCAGTCTTCAGGAGAACGGGTGTCAAGAATGACTTCATCTCTGCGTGTTCTACTTTTAATACGCCATTGGTGAATGACAAGAATGCGTAATCCTTAATAGACTCTTTTACAAGTTGTTCTGGAGATTTCTTGACTTCCTCTGGCTTCGGCGTTGGAACGTTGGTAAGCTCCGCATTCGTAGGAGATGGCGTGTCAGTATTTGTGGGGGAAAGTATTTCTTTCTCATCCATGATAAACTTCCTTTACTTAAAATTTATTGATAACGGCGTGAACTTGTTTGTCTTGGACAGGTTATCTGTCTTTGGGAGGAGCTGTAGGTTTGAAGGTATGTGCAACCCGCTTACAAACTTACCTTGCAATGGGGTTATGTGGTCGATATGCCAGTCTGAGGGATTTTTCATTGATGAGCGGATTGTATAGAAGAAGTTGATATCCGTCTTCATTTCTTGGGTTAACCAGGGCGGTGTGGCTCTCAATTCTGCAGCTCTTCTTTTAGCTGCCATAGCCGTAAGTTTGTCTGGATTTGATTTCTTCCAGGCTTTGTTTCTTTTTGAAATTCTTTCTTTGTCTTCAACCCAGTATCTTGAATTCTTCAGTCTTATTTTTTCAACATTTTCCTCTCTGTAAGTCTTCTGTTTCTTAAGTACAGAGTTTTTATGTTTTTGATAAGACTTATTTCCAACCTCGCTGAACCTATCTGGATTTTTAGACCTTAATTTATTAATTCTGGAAGAATCACAAGTTTTGCAGTAATTGTTGAGGCCGTCATAACGAGCTTTGTTTCTGTAAAAAGAGCCTGTGTCTTTTGAGATGTGGCATCCAGTACAGACCTTAGTTTCCACTCAAACCGCCTATTATTGAGTCGGACCAACGGAAGGATTACTTTCCGAAACATCCTTGACACGCTTACAAACGAAGGTTAGGTTGTTAGCAACGACAGCGCCAGCAGTCACGTTGAATGTGTTGTTTTCGGGCTTAACGCCTTCGGCAACGCAAACCAACTGACCAGTAACGTTGTCATAGAGTTCAGCCACGAGTTCGGGCTGAAGCAGGATTGACATGAGGTCGATCTTAGGGAAGAATCCCAATTGGGTGGGGGAAGAGCCAATAACTTTCACCGTAGTACAGGACAAAGTAGCATTGTACTGAGCTTCAGCGAATTCGTACACTTCTAGCAAATCGAGAGTGCGGACAGGGTCGTAAGCGATGTTTGAACCAACATCAACGCCCGTAGCAACGGCGACTTTTTCGCCCTTCAGTTTGAAGATGGCTCTTGCGCCTGTATATACTAGATTTGGCATCTTAGACTCCTATTTGAATTAAGCTGTGGCAACTTGTGAATTAGCGTTTAATGAAACTGTGTGGAAGATAAAGTTCAAGGAACCGATTGGTCTAATACCATAACGAAGACGGGCTGTGTCGTCCGTAATTGTTATGCTGTCGATAACCAACGCAGGCAGTGTTTGTTTTTGGTTATTGACAAGAACCGTTGCTTTTGTGATAACGTTAGCTGCTTCCAGCAACGCTCCATAAGCAACAACTTCTCTTTGGATAGAATCGGCAGTCGAACCAGCCTCTGTGAACAATGTTCTTGCCCCAAGGAATTTTTGTTCAACGTCCTGACGGATGTTGTACACGGCATAGTTTACGGCTGATTGAAGTCCAGGTTCGATGTTGAAGGAGTTGGAGTCGCTGACGTAAGAAGAAAGAGCACGAACACAATTCCAGGTTGATGTGGCTCCGTTGAAGCGAACCAAAGACAATCTGTCCAAGATGATGGCATCAGCATTGTTAATGATGTCAAAACCATCAGTTGAAGTGTTGTAAGAGTATCCAAGAACGTTGAATGACTTTTGAACGAAGGAAGAGCCAATTGGCATTCCGGCTTGCATTCCAGTCGCCATAGCAGCTTGCATCCAAGGAGAATACGTGGTTGTAACTCCCTGATCGTTGGGCATGATAGGCCCTTGGAACCAAAGGTTTGTCATCTGTGAGTTCAATTGAGCAGCATAAGCCTTGGCAACAGCCAAGGTAATGTTTGCGCTTAGCCCAAGATGAGCTCTGCACTCATTCTTTCCTTGCATGTTTTGAACGAAGGCTGCGAACAAGCTTCCGGCATCGACTGACGTTAAGGTAGGGTCAGCATCCATAGACCCGCACAAAAAGTTAATTCTTGTTAAAGTCAACGCACTCAAGGCTGCTTGAATGTTGTTGAAAGAGGATTGGTTCGTAGTGCTTCCACCAGAAAGATTGACTGGAGTTGAAATGTTAGCTGGTGGACGTTGAGTTGTTGTGGAGCTTAAAGATACTTGAACGTTTCCAGAAACTGGGTTGATAGTGGACAAGATAGCTGTAGTAACAGCATAGACTCCAACAGCGTCTGTTAACACGTCAAAGTTTGTGAAGTGGTCCAAATCAACGGCGTTGAAAGTCGAAGCATTTGGAGCAACGTTTGTGATATCGTAAGGAAGTCCAAGAGAGTTGATATAATCAACCACTTGCTGAACAGTTCCGTAGGTGGCGAAAGGAACAGTAAGCTCTTCGCTTCCAGGCCCACCAGTGATGGTAGTTGTTAAGCTAGTAGCGCTAATTGACATTGTCGCTGGTGTGCCTGTCCCAGTATATTGGATGCCAAACAATACCCCAAGTCCAATATTGGAATACGTTTCAAGTGAATCATTGTAGCTGTTTTGAATAACAACCGTGACTGGATTAATACCAGTTGGAGCAACAACCGGGTCGGTTAGAACTGGAAATGAGCCACCAGTAACTTGAACGCTGATTGAATTTGTTTGAGCTCCAAAGTCCGTAGAAGTAAAAACGATAGTGTCAGCTGAATTTGAGTCAGCAGCTGTATATGAAGATTGTGTGGCATTGTCCGCACGAACCACATACACGATTTGAGGGCGAACTGAGTTACCTTCAACAATTTGAGTTGTTGGAGTGAAGCAAACACGAGCAGCATCATAAGCTGGGCCTGAGCCGAGAGCAGCTTTTAACTGACCTGGGGAAGTAAATAATTGAGGGATAAAAGGTTCACCGCTGACGCAAGAACCGATAACAGCAGCGATTCCCGAATAACCAAGCTGAAGTGGGTTTAGCGCACTGGAATTAATTTCAGTGGCTGAACTTGGTTGGGTATAAACCTTTCCATTGAAAAATGCTTGAAGTGCCATGTTATCTCCTGTATAATCTTAAACTGTTATTTCGTTGAACCGCTATTTTGGTATTCAGCTCTGAAAGCATCCCAATCTTCCAGTGATTTCAAAGCTCCAGGGTACTTATTGTCAGCCATGCGTTGGAAAATAAGAGTGTCAAAGGCGGTCAGGCTCTTTAGACGGGCATAGACCGAAGCTTTAACCAAAAATTTTCCTTGATTCTTAGTGGGTTTTGGAGTAGAATCTGATCGAGACAATTTAGCCATGTTTGTACCTCAACATATAGCTAAAATTTAACAATCTTTGCTTAAATTAAAGGAGTTTATGAATGGGGATGTTTGACAGCGTAATGGTGACTTGCCCAAAATGCGGTAAATTAACCGAATTCCAGTCCAAGGCTGGAAAAAGCATATTGTTAACTTATGAGGAAAGCCATGTTCCGACAGGAATTGCTGCCGACCTAAGCGGAAAACAGGGACACTGTGATGAGTGCCATGCAGCAATTACCTGCCAAAGCTCAATCCCATTATATGGGAGAGTGTGGGCAGTAAAAAGTGAGGATTACGATGAGTAAAAGTCTTCAGTATAACTATGTAAACAAAAAACCTGGAATATACCACGTTACGATGGCTCAAGTAGAGGAGGCGATTACTGGGCTATATGAAAACGGGGAAAAAATAGTTTCCGTTTTTCCTATGCAATATAACTCAGACGGTGATTTAGTTCAAGTATTAATAATCTCAGAGGTCGAATTTAACAAGGACGGACATACATGAACAAAATGATTTTAAAGACCCTAGTTGGAAGTAGAGCACACGGGCTGGAAACTCCTACAAGCGACTATGATTACCGTGGAGTATTTATTGCCCCCACGTCCGAAATCTTAAAGCTTGGTGGCAAAGCCGATCAAGTCTCTTGGAATGAGGGGGACACGGATGACACTGCCTATGAGTTGAACAAATTCTTGTTCATGGCCTTAAAATCAAATGCAACGGTTTTAGAAGTCCTACACGGCCCAGTTATGGAATCCACTCCTTGGGGTGAAGAGCTTAAATCATTATTTCCATACATGTGGACATCTAAGGGAGTTCTTGAAGCTTTCCGTGGGTACTCCATTAACCAACGAAAAAAGTTTCTTGAAGATAAAGACAACCGACCCTGGAAGTATGCGGTGGCTTATATTCGTGTATTGTTACTTGGAATTGAGCTTTTGAAACATGATTCTTTAACAATAAATGTTCAAAAACAGTTTGAAATAATGCCCGATTATTTAGACTCTAATCTTAATATTCATTATGATGAAGAGTTTAACTATGCTAAGGCGTTAAGGGCTCTTAAGTCAGGAGAATACAGTAAGGGTATGGTTATTGATTGGGCTCAGCATCTTGAAGGTGAATTGGTTAAGGCTTACGAAACCAATCCAAACCATACTAACGACCCAGACAAACTCAATGAGTTCTTGCTCCGTGCAAGAAAAGCTCACTGGGATTAAGACTCTTCTTGTTCCTGAGGAAGACCTCTGACCTCCGAATTAAATGCAGAGACAACGGTTAGAAGTGTTGGGTCAGAAGTAATATCCAAGTCGTAGGTATTAAATACCAGACAATCCATCTTCCACGTTCTTGCAAAAGTAAAAGTGGGTTCTTTTGTTTTGTCATAAACAAGGTCGCTACCACTGAATTTTGTAGCCATGATTCCAGCGGTTTCTAAAGCGACACGATTTTTTAACATCAACCACTTAGTTAAAGCATAAAGAATTATCGTTTGTCTGGCTTTTTGGCAACGAACAATAACGGAGATAGATGCTGACCACATGCTTCCAAATTGTTCGTAGTCTTGAGTGTTAGGATTGTCGTCAGCAGCTTCCACGATGTCTCCAAGATACATTTGACGGCTTGCTCCGGTTCCCTCGGATTCGCTCGACAAGACTATATTAAACACTGGCATTTCTGACGTGTCGTAGGCGTACCCAAAAAAAGTATTTATTTTAAAATTAGGTCCAGTTAAGTAGGCTATAGCGTCTGTGCGATAGTCAGTTGGGAAGTTAGCCAAAATAAGTGGAATGTATGTAGAAGCATTTGCCACAATGTCAGCAAACCCATTTTGTATGATATTTTCGATTGTAACTTCTGGGGAACTGACTGGCATAATATTATCCTTGGTCTGGGTTAAATTTAGCTAAGATGTTAGGCATATTCTGCTCAATAAAAGATTGAACCTGCTCCGCAAGTAACAGAGGTGTGAGCCCTGGGTGTACCCAAGAGCTTGAGGGTGAGTTAACAGACACCGTTCTGAATTTAACAAACGAATCCCTATCTTTAGTTTGACTGTCTCTCTTAAGACCCTCGTACTTTGAACGTCCCATCTTCGTGCTGAATCTCTCACCTTTTTTTAAATTCTTGGCACGGTTAAATGTTTGGGAAGTAAGGGGAGTACTGTTCGTAGAACCTGGGGCTCCATATTTCATAGGAATAGCTACGTGGTCTCTACCCTTTAAAAGTCCAGGCTTCATATCGAATGAACCAATCCCTGTTTCAAGAGCGTTTGGAAGCCAACCTTCCAACTCTATTTTTCTTTCGGTTTCCGAAGGCGCTTGGATTTCACCGATACCTTCGATGTAAGCATCTTTGGTTACAGTTAAATCAGATTCTTGGGCAAGACGAACCCATTCATCTCTGGCTGCTTCCGCAATTGCATCCATAGATTCAGTAATATAGTTTTCGAGAGCTCCTCCCCAGAGGTCTCCCGAACCCGAAATGTCCGCTTGAAAATCTAACATTTTACTACTCCATGAAGAATTCGAGCTTGCCTACAGCCGCCAAACTCATTGGTTGATGAACGGGAGGGTTTCCGATAGGAGAAGACCTTGTAACGTGTGGGAAGTCAACGACTAAGATTCTTCTGAGCGTTTGATATCGAACCCCAAAATAAGTTCCAGGCGATGGTTGTTTACTTGACAACCCCCAAACAATATTTCCGTCCGAGTCCAAGCTGAAGTCGGTCTCCAAAAGGTAAGTAACCCCATTTATGTCTTCAATAGGGAGGTCAAAAGTTATCGCAGGGAACCTAAGCTCATCCGTGTCGCTTGTTGATGACCTGACAAGAGCTTCGGTAAAGCTTACACTGTCGTCAATAAAAATAAGTCTGTCGTAAAGCCCCAGCTGATCTGTAGGTTTAGTAGTTATCTTGTACATACCAGCCAACCACTGACCGGACTGTTCGAGAGTATTCTCCTGAGTCATGTTTGTAATCAGAGCTATCATTTCCCCGGCGGGAAAATAGATATAGTGCTTGTCTTTACATAACCTACAGTTTAAGTCAGAAGCATCCGTTGTTTTTTGTGAAGCCTTATTACAAGGGCATGCCAGAGCAGATTCTCTGCGAACACGGTATCCTTTTTCTTCAATAAACCTACTGAACTTTGTTTGATGGAAGTCGACCCTTGGAAGGACCGGACCAGAAAAGTCATTGACTTGAAGAGCCTGTGAGGGTAGAGATTCACCAAAAGAATTTACAGATGTAATAGTGTAATAGACAACGGAACCAGAAACAAACGTTGTATCAATAAAAGATGTGCTGACCACTGGAGATGAGTTTAGAGGGGCTCCAAATCCGTCAGAAACGTCTGAGCGTCTGTAGACATTGTAGCTTACTGCCCCAGGAGCAGCAAACCAAGTAACAACCATTTGTCCGAGCGTGTTTGTACTAAAAGAGACATAGATTGGGCTTGGAGCGATAGGCATTTAAAACGACCTTAACAGATTGATTTGAAATTATTCGGTGATTCCCACGAACCACACTTATTTCTCTGAACACCGTTGTTGCAGTACTGACAAGACCAAAAAAAGTCATCTACTATATTAAATCTATTGTTTTTCTTTTGTTTTCTCAGAGAACAAGTAGAACTGTGAACATGGGATTTTTCAAATATGAGCATTAAAGCCCTGTCCGGGCAAGAAGAGTAGTCAAATCCACAACCTGGGCAAATACACCCTATTTTTTTAATCGATTTTATTTTTTCAGAATTTAATCTTTCGGCCTTAGAATAGTACCACCTACTCATACCTAGTTTGAAGGTTTCAGAGTTTTTTTGTCTGTAACGGAAAAGTTGATTTAGGTGTTTTTTTGTATTTTTTGATTTCCAATTAGCAGTGTATTCTGTTTCACAGCCCCGACATTTTGAGGAAAGATACTTTCTATCTCTAGTTAAAGAATTTATCGTTCTGAAATCATTTATGGGTTTATCGAGCCCACAAGCGGAACAATTTTTTATGGCGGTTGCTTCCACTTATGCCACCACCATTTTTATTCCTTGGTACATACTTCTTAATTGACTTATTTCTTCGGCATATTGTTTACGATAAAGCTCGATTTGCTTTTCATAAATGAACGGGATGGTTGTAACCCTTTCAAAGTTCCCATCAACACCTATTTGTTGCTCAATAGCTCCAGCTTGAAGGTAGCTGTTCGAGACTTGGATAAGAATATCAATAACGGCCTTCTTCCCAATAACACTGGTGAAAGCTTCTGGGACTTTATTGGCGGGGAACCCAGCTTTATAAGAAATTTTAAATAGGTCTGGTAGAAAGTCAGCTGTTGAGAAGACTAGAGGGAGGATGCTGTTACCGTACCCAATCACAAAGCTACCCATTGAACCAACACCTGGGATAATGTTAACAACGTTTGACTGACCAACAGCATCTGTTTGAAGCCATTGAAGTGGTAGCGCTACAACAGACCCCGTATCTGGGTAGATAACTAAGAATTCATAGAACTGAAGAATTGGGCCATGCTTCAATCTGAAATATCCCCAGTTGGTGTAATCTGAGCGCATGTAGTCAGCACGTTCTTGCTGATAGTATCGTGGGCGAATGTCAATTTGAAGATAATTCTCTACGGCTGAGGTAGCTGCGTCAATATGATACTGAATAGCATCATCAGACATGGGAGGCCCACCGTTTGGTGGAGTAAGCTTAATCCCATATAAGAATCGATTCTTCAAATCCGCAGCTGTCATGATTGAAGAGTTTTGGACATTGGGAATTGGAGCGACTTTTTCAGTCGGAATTAATGGAAGCTGTGGAATTCCAGGGGAAGGAACCAATGGAGGCATCTTAAATCTCTCTTTCTAATAGGTGATTTTTGTAGATTGTTATCCCTATAATATAGCTAAAATTTAACTTTTTTACGAAAAAGAGGTTGACTTTGTCCAAGAAATAAGGTATAAACACGACATGCTAAATAAGAGGAGATTGAATGCTTAACCGTAAAAAAGAACAGGCTTCCAGGTACACCATTCCCCAAAAAATAAGGTACAAACTGACCAAAGACTGCAAACACTATGTCGATAAAATGGTTGGCGGGAAAGATTCGATGTTGGTAACTGGGGTATGCAAGAAATGTGGAGTCAGGGTCTACCAAGACAGGGTATCTTGGATGGAAGAAAAGAAGAGACGAGGACTATGAAAAACGAAGACTTCAAAAAAGGATTGCCTGGAGTAGGAACCGATTCCTTCATGGAAAACTTCAAGTGCAGATTTTGTGGCACGACTATGGATGAACGAGCCGTCCTATATACCAATGGCGAGTACACACGGGAACTGGAATTTTATTGCCCAAATATGGGATGCCCAGGCCCCCCAACATCCTATTCAAACAAGATGTGCGGAGTCTGTCTTGGTCGCCCCCTCGAAAGTGGTCGTGAGTGCATCTGTGGTGGTATCGGAACAGAGACAGCCGAACTCGATGGGATACGAAAGGCCTACCACGAACTTCAATGTGAGTTCGATGCTGTAATGCAGTTGGGAATTGACAAGTGGTTGTCTGGTGACGAATTGAAGTATAATCCAGCAACGAGAGCTGCGATGTCGAGAGAAAAAGCCCTAAGAGCAATTGAAGGGCATAAATAATGGACCTTTACTACAATAAAAACCAAACCGGAACTCTTGAGACTTATAGGGAGTTTGTAAGACTCATTAATGAAAAAGGACCGTATAAACCAAACACGGTTGACCACTTAAAACCGAGTGGGTCTATTAAATCCATTATGGAAGGTAATCACGTAATGTGCCCAGACGGTATTATTAAGTATGGGCTATCTGCAGATGAAGCCGATGCTATGTGCTTCAGGTTTAACCTTGCGGTTCTTGTGGGCCAGAAAAACGAAGATGGGGAGCGATGGAAAGAACTAAAAATCAGATTGGCTGCCAAAGTAAAAAGCTGCGGAGTTCATGACGATCATGAGGATGACCAGTATCAGTGTGGTATTTGTGATGCTTATTGCGACATCGACCAGGAGATTATAAAAATCGAGAAAGGTGAACCTTGCAATGAAACTAGTCTACTGTGATTTTTGCGGAGCAAAGCTTTTAAAGAATGACTTCGTTGGGTCGGTAGATTTTAAGTTGGAACCTAGATTTGGTGGTAAGTCAAAAACAGTAAGTTTTGAAGGATGCTCACACTGCATAGATGAGGTGCACGACATGGTTACTAATTTAGCGGAAAGATCAAAAACAAAAAAGTGATTTTCTTTATTTCAGACACCCATTTTTACCACTACAAAGACTTCCTGAACAGACCTATACTTGGGCCTGGAATGGATGAGCTTCTAATCGAGAATTGGAATAAAGTGGTTACGCCGAAAGATTCCGTATGGCACTTGGGAGACTTCGGGTTCACAAAATCTCTTGAAGACGCTAAAGCAGTGTTTGACAGACTCAATGGAGACAAACACCTTATCAAAGGAAACCACGACCAAAACAATAAGATTCAGAAGCTAAAATGGGCTTCCATACAGGATGTGAATATGCTTTCCTTTAATGGAGATCATTTCTTCCTGAGTCATTATGCCCACAGGGTTTGGCCTTCCAAATTTCATGGGGTTTACCACTTATATGGACACTCTCACGGGAACTTACCGGGGTACGATAGGTCTATGGATGTAGGGGTAGATGCCTCCCAGTATAAGGCAAAATACGCTCCTATTTCGGCAGAAGACGTAGTAAAGCAGTTGAGCCCTATAGCTTACGAGGGTAAATATGACTGAGCTTAATGCTGAAGAACGATTAAAATTGATAGAAGCTAAGTATATAGGTAGTGGTTTAAATCCCTACGATTATATGCCTGTAGTCCTGCCTCAAGGGTTTCTTATGGGCACTGATGATGAAGCTACTTTAAAAATTGCAAAGTTTTTAGAGAAGATTTGGGAAGCACGGGTTGCCGATGAAGAAAAGAATAAAAAGGAGAATTAGTATGTCGATAAACAACTACGAAGAGCCAGAAGAGAAAAAGCGCCGGGACGATGATGACGAAGACGATGACCACACCGGAGCCATTATTGGTGGGGTTATTGGGGGTTTGGAAGGTGGAATTGAAGGGGCCATTGAAGGCGCTGTAATTGGGTCTTTGTTCGACTAATGGCCCGCATTGTTTGCCTTCACACAGAAGAGGAGCACGGCCCTACAAAGAAGTACCCTGGGTCCAATGGTTGTAGGGTCAAAGGATGTAAGTGCGACATCTATGAACCAGAGGATGAAGAGTGCCCTTAAAAGAAACACCTTGCCATAACTGGGTGCATGATTTCTACCCAAATTACCTTGCTTTTCTCTATTGCGGTACGGACTACTGTACTGGGTATGAAAAGCATTGTATGGATTGTGGTTGGTTCATATCTGAGTGTGGTTGCGGTTCGTGTAACGGAGCCTCAAAGATTTCGGATAAGGCTGAAAAGGCTATCAAGAAGCGTAAAATAAAAACGCCCCGATTTGAGCTTGCTTTGTAGCAGAGGCTTGGGGCGTATGCTGAAGTAATTATATCATTAAAGTAAAAGGAGAAGTTAATGAACAAAGTGTTTATTTGGTTTGTTTTTGCTGGATTGACTGGATGGGTTTTCGGAGCCATTAGATGGATTAGTACTTATCAAGATATCAGCTATGGTATATGGGCGTTTGCTCTCTTGTCAATTGTGTCTTATATGTTTTACTACTCAATAACCCACGATAAAAAATAGCTGTTATAGACTACCTGAAAACGTTGAACCCGCCTTTAAAGCGGGAAACAAATTTAGGAGGTAGTTATGGTATCAGATGAACTGTTAGATGAACAGGCAAAGGCCGATATTGAAAGAACTAAGGCCCTTACCAGAGAAGTTGATGCTTCAACAGAGATTAAAAAGGTTAGTGTCGAGTGCTTAAAGATGGACCTTGAGATGAAAAAGGTTCAAGTTGAGACTCTAAAAGTGGAATTAGAGCATAAGAAGGAAGGTTATTTCCACGGTAAGCAGACTAGGCAGTAAGTTTATTGTGTTTTGACATGTTCTCTGGGGCTGGAAGAAGTTGAAGGTTCCAGGGAACGTGCAAACCACGAGCTGTTTCCCCCATTAACGGCACGACATGGTCTATGTGCCAAGCGGATGGGTTCTTCATCTGCTCTCTAATTGTATAAAAGAATTGAATGTCAGTCTTCATAGCTTGAGTTAACCAGGGCGGGGTTGCTTGTAATTTTCTAGCTCTGTAGTTTGAACATCCTGCATTCACTTTGTCTGGGTTAGCATGATTCCATCGCTTAGAACATTCATTAACTCTCTTTGGATTTTTTCTACCCCAATCGTTTGAATACTTATTAGCTTTTCTTTTTCTTTCCGGGTTATTTTTTACCGCCAACCAATAGGCTCTATTTCTACATTTCTTGCAGGTTCCAAATCTACCAGACTTCCTTTCCTTTCGGATATGGAATTCTGTCTCGTCTTTTTCAATTTTACACCGATGGCAAACTTTGGTCATGCTTAAATTATACCTTAAAATAAAAAAGCCGTCAAGAGATTTCTCTCAAGACGGCTTAGGGTTAATAAGCTCTTATCGGTTAGATTTGAGCGATTGCTGAGCTGGAGCCAACATTAATATATTTGCACCACTTGGCAGGAGCATAAAGCACCAAGACACCGTACAACAAGATCATCCAGCGGAAGGCAGGACCGACCACAGCCAAGTCCATTTTCAACAGCGGGGCCAGTTGCTTGAAAGCGATGACTTGGTCTGACATCTCACCAAGATAAGCTTCCGAAGTGTTAGCCATCACAGTGTCCACATCGACCCAGGCGGTGTTAGCGACTGAAGCGGTTTGGGTTGTGACAGGCGTTCTGGCGATACGGTAAAGAACTGAACCGTTTGGCTGTGAACGATAGATGCTGATGTACTGAGGAAGAACAGCGCCGATTGAGGCAGCGTTGGTCACAGTGACGTTGACAGAGTCTGTCAATTCAGCAGCTGAGAGGGTGACGGTTGCGGAAGCAGCGACCACAGTGGATTCCCCGTAGTTGTTGCCAAGAGCAGCGCCGTAGGAGTAAACCCCTGCGCCGTCTTTGAAGAAGTTTCCGAGACCAGTTGCAGCCTTCACGGAGGTGACTGCTGAAGGAGCTGCAGGAGCGTTGGGTGACAACGCAGCTGACAAGTTCGCAACAGGAGTGTTCGTGATGAACACGTCTGGACGGAGACCGATGATACCTGACTGAGTGTTAATGGATTGGATGAAATACCCAACTTCCCCATTAGCATTGACAGTTGTTTGCTGTGGCATGAAGCGCTCTTTGCTGAACACGGTTTTACCGAAGTCAGCCATCGCACGTTTAGCCAAGAACAGGTGAGTAGGAGTTCCGAAGTTGACGGAAACAAGGTTTGCACCTTCTTCAATCAACTCTTCTGACAAGGGGTTACCCAAGCAGTCGATGACGTTGGTTGAAGCGATTTGCTGTGACATACCGTTGAATTCCGCACCTTCTGCGCCACCGAACATCAAGGTGGAATTGCCGTAGAAGAAGGCTGATTCTAATCTGCGGAGAATCCAGAGGATACCGTTCTTGTTTTCAAGAGCGATAACTTCACCGTGAGCTGGACGAACCAGCGTCAATGGGTGAGACACGCTACGTGTCGTACCAAGGAACTTGGTCAAAGCAACGTTACGTGTGTAGGAAGTGTCGTCTTGTTCTGGCAACACACCTTCAAAGTTAAATCCTCCGGTGTCAGGACCATATTGAGTCAAAGTGTTGTACTCTTCAACTGTTGAGTACGCAGCTTTCTTCTCAACATCTTGCCAAAACACGTAGTTTTTCTCCGTGTTGGTCAAAACTTTCAGGCTTGATTCCAAGCTCTGAACCCTGAGAGCGCCACCGCCAGTTTGTGAGCTGACTTGATAACCAGCTGACAAAGCTTTGCGAAGGTCGTCCAGGTGGGAAGCTGAGGAGTTACCGAAACCCTCTTCCATCCCTTTGAACATCGAATTGATTGCTGACATTTACATCCTCCTTAAATTAGGCTGCTTGGTTATCGAAGCCTTTGCTGCTTGTTTCTGCTTTCTTATTACGGCTTAACTTCTTTGAATCTTTTCACATAGGTTCACATACTTCAGCTCGTCTTTGGCATCCAAAAGTCCCTTGCCAATCATGTCCTTGTCAACGTCCCAGGCCAAGAGTGTCATGTTGCTGCAGATTCCTTTTCGGATTCCCTTTTCGAGAATCTCTGTCATCTGAGCGACATCGATTGAGGGCTTTTTGACCTCTTCGAGAGGTGACTTAACCTCTGTCAAGATTGACTTACGGACTTGGGGTTCGCTTTTCAGCTTTTCCACTTCCGCAGTGTTTTGCTTGCTGGCTTTCGCCAAGAGATTCAAAGCCTCAGTTACGCTTTTTTTGAAGTCGTTGTCTTTTTGGGCAGTGGCAACCAAGTTGTCACGAAGGGCGTTCTGAGAATCTTTCAACCCATCGACCAAGCTCTTCAAGACTGGCATCGCATCAATCGTGGCTTTGTCTTCTTTTGGAAGAGTGTCCAAGAATGATTTGTAGATACCTTTCTCGTTCAAAGCTTTTTGAACTTGTTTGTACTGTTCTTCTGTCATTTCCGCAACCACTTTTCCGTCTTTGTGGTTGAATTTGATTTCGTTCTTTTCGGGAGCAGCGACTGATTTCTCAATCGGAGCAGCTGAAGTTGATTTGAAGTCGAAAGCGTTCAAAGCTTTTGCCATGTGCTTGTCAGCTTTTTCAACTGACTTGACATGCTCTTCGATTTTGTCGTTCTCGAAGGAGGCCAAAGCTTTTCCAAAATACTTGGAGGCTTTGTTCAAGCTCTTGACCAACTCGGCAGGAACAGCTTCACCGCTTGTGATGGCTTTGTTGATAGTTGTCTTCGCTTCGACCAAACGGTCACCAGCGATATCCAACTCTGAGTCAGACCCACCTTCGTAGGCTTTTGCCAAGTGCTTTTTGGCGCTGGCGATAAGCTTCATTGATTTCTTAAGCTGTGGGGCTCCAGAGGCTGCTGTTTCAGAAGCTGGCTTCTCTGCAGGAACCACTGCTTTGGCGAAAGGATTTTTCTTTGAAGATTTTGAAGATGAAGAGTCTGAAGCATCAGCAGCTTTGCTCATTGAAGAGTAAGATGAAGAAGCATCAGCAGCCTTCACGATTTTTGAAGATTCAGAAGATTGATCGGCATCAGCTGCCTTTGACATGCTTCCTGGTTCAGCTGATTGCTCAACTGACTTGTTCACAGGCTCTTTGTCACGAGTAGGTGCTTTTGCTGAATCGGCAACGGCTGCTTCGAGAGCGCCGGGAGCAGCTGCATCCATCGGATAGCGTTCTGCCCAGTTACCTTGGAGTTTGCTAACTTCACGAGTTCCAGCTCCGACCTTAGGAAGTCCAGTACGGTCATCGCCTGGAGCGGAAATAACTTCGTTTCCAGTTTCGACCTTTTGGTCCCCGCCCATCGCACGTTTGTCGACACTCTTTTCAAGAGTGACTTTTGTTTCCGAGAAAGATTTCTCGATGTTCTGCAAAGCTGCGTCCAAATCTGCAGCGTTGATTACTTTCTTGAGGTCTGACATTTTTTGCGGCTCCTTGCGGGTTTTCCGAAAATTAAATTTCGGTAAATCTTTATTGCTCTTCAAAACTTATTTATTCAACACTAATAGCTAAAATTTAACAATCTTTGCAAAAGTTATTGACCCTTCAGCTTCTTAAGAAGGTCTGAATATTTTAGAATCTTCTTGGCTACATCGTCAGTAACCCCGGCCTTAAGCTTCACGTATTCCAAGGCATCTTCCGGTGAAAAGCTCTTATTTGTGAGGATTTTAAGCTTTCTTTCGAGGTCTTGAGTCCTCAAAGCGTCCCCTCCGGTTTGACCATCTACAGCATATCCAGCCTCTAAAGCCTTATCGGTAGAGAGGTAAGACATGGATTCCAGTGAGTTATCTGTAGAGCATGTTTTAAGTGATTTCACAAGGTCGGCATAGGTTGTAGGGTTGACTGGGTTGGCTGTAATGGCAATGTCGATGAGGAAGCTTTTAAGAATTCTTTTTCCTTGTTGAAGGACAGTTTTTCCTTCGATGGAAAAACCAACTGAGCGTCTGTGATCTCCCTTTCTCAACGTCTTCATTAAGGTATAAATGCCCTGCGCTTCGGGCATATCTTTTAAAAGATATCCTTCAACTTCAAGACCTTTTCTCGTACACATCGCTTTGGTTGGAATCCCAACTTTATATGCAGCGCCTTTTTTGTGTTCGGAGTTGAACCAACCCCACTTCAAAAAATAGCTGACATCAATTCCTTCTGGAACAACAATTTCAGCTTCCAAATCTTCTTCGTTGCTTGAAGCAATCCCACCGATCTTCCAACTCTTTTCGTCAGTGTCTTGTTTTTCTGACGTAAGAGATTTTTCAATATACTCATCACCAAAAGGTAGGTAAAATTTCCAGGCCTTATTGGGATTGCTATCTACGAACTTTTCAAATTCTTCTTTTGTTTCTGGGTTGGGCAAGACGGTCTCCTTGATAATTGAGCCTCTTAAAGGCTAAAATTTAGGGATTTTGTCTGTTTTTTGTATTGACAAAAAGAATGTTTTGGAGTATAGTTGTATTTCCTTAGTAGGGAAAGCCTGGGCGGTGTGGTAAGACACACATGGGCGTTCAGTTGTTAGGTGTGGGGGATAGCCCTCCACTAGTGGGTTGCAATCCCCACCCCAGGTTTCTTTTTTTACTTGACAAGTTGTTTGTTTTGTAGTACACTGTGTCCATAAGTAAGTCACCGGAAAATGGGGTTGGTCAAAGCGGGAGCAGCCTCATAGTGCATTTCTCGTCTAATGGTAGGACACCAGCACAAAGGCTGGAGATGTGGGTTCGAGTCCCACGGTTGGGTTTTCATGAGACCCGGCAACGCACTACAGTAGCCCCACCCCAGTTTTGGGTGACTTAAGATGTTTGATGTCTAAGCACTGTATGTAAGTAGGTGACTCATAAAGCGGAGGGAAACTTGCAAGACCTGACGCTGACTGGGCCTAAGTCCAGTTTATGGGAACTTAAGAGGGTCGGACCTCCTGGTCTAGGTGTGCAAACCGATGGACTCTTACTTGGTGTTTAGACGTAAAACATTATAGAAAGAAATTTAAAATGAAAAAAGAAATATTAAATAAAAAAATTAGAAAGATAAACGTAACCGTTGACCTACTGGTTGAAGCAATTAATCAGGGGCTGATAACGGAAGAACAAGCAACTTTATTGGCTCGTAAAGAGGGCGCAAAGCTTAACCAAAAGATTGATACCAAAAAGAAACAAAAATGAGCGTTTCCCCAAAACTTGAAGGTTTAAAATTTGGTAGTTTATTGGTAATGAAAAAGAAAAGAGATAAAATAGGTGTTGTTTGGAAGTGTCTGTGTGTTTGCGGAATGAATAGAGACGTTACGACTTCTCATCTGCTTAGAGGTCTTGTAAAGTCTTGCGGGTGTTTAAATTTTACGTGGGGTCATGGAAACAAAAAATATCCCCCAGAATTGGCTTCATTTAGAGCCAAGGCAGGTAACATAAAGGCCCAAGCCAAACTTAGGGGAAAGAGTTTCTCGTTAGCAATAGATGAGACTGTGGCTCTAATAAAAGGTAACTGTCACTATTGTGGGTGTGAGCCAGACAATACTTATGGACCAGAAAAAAGAAGAGTTGAGATTAAATATAATGGTATTGATAGGGTTGATAGTTCTAAGGGATATGTAAGAGGAAATTGTGTTAGTTGCTGTAGATTCTGTAATTCTGCAAAGTTGGATAAAACATATCAAGAATTTATGGCCTACCTAGACAGGCTGGTAAGGCATAGGAGCGGACTTTGAGGATTGTCGCAATTAGTGACACGCACAATAAACATGAAAGTTTGCATATACCAGAATGTGACGTACTTTTGCATTGCGGAGATTTTTCTATGGGTGGCTCATTAGTTGAGCTAATGAAATTCAACATATGGCTTGGAACCCTCCCGGCAAAAAAAATCCTGCTTGTCCCAGGCAACCATGACTTCATTTGTGAAGAACTTCCCCAGATGTGCAAACAAGAACTTACCCATGCAACTCTGCTTATAGACGAGTTTATTGAAATAGATGGAAAGAGATTTTATGGCTCCCCTTGGGTTCCCGAATATGGACGTTGGGCCTTTATGAAGCCAGACCACGACCTTGTAGAGGTATTTTCTAAGATACCAGAAGACTTGGATATGCTGATTACCCACGGTCCGCCAAAAAAAGTGCTTGACAAAGTAGAAAGAGACGGGTATGTTGGTAGTGAGTCACTATTCAACCGTTGCCTTAAGGCTAAACCAAGGTTTAATGTATTTGGTCACATACACGAAGGTTATGGACGGATGGAGTTTGGATGGTTTAATGACTCAAAAACCACTACGTTTTTAAATGCCTCAAGTTGTGATGTTCGCTACAAACCAGTTAATCCGGCAGTTACCTTTGAAATATAGAGGAGAACCTATGGAAGCTACTCACCAGTGCAATCTGTGCAAAGAACTCTTAGAGGAAATTGATGTGTTGGAGCATATGTCAGCCGTTCACGGAGTTGTTTTTCAAGAGGTGGAAAACTCCGAGTTTTCAAAAGAAGAGAACGACCATCTGACTGAGCACCTTATGAAAATTAAGGGAAGCAAAATAAATAACTGAGGTGTTTTTTGATAACAGTAAATGGTAGGGCTTACCCACTTTGGAGCCAGTTCGTTGAAGGTAAAGAAGCGTGGATTGGTGGAATACTAAAAGATCACGGGGATTCAATGGACCGAGCTATGGGTCTTGATGAGTGCCCAGAAAACAAGATTACAGATATAGTCCTTCGAGAAAATGGAAAAGATTCGGCGTTTTTTGAAGTAATCGGCGAAGAGTATTCCTGCGGGTTTGATGTTAAGTATGGAGGAGTTAGTGGAAATCACGGGCACGTTGATGGTCGAATCTACTTCAGCGGGTACGGCGGTCATTCGTGGTACATACAGAAGCCGGAGAAAAAAGTTGATTCAATATGAAGTGTGGGTTCTGTCACCACGAAAAGGACTACCACTTCTCAAAGGGAAGTAACGGTTCCGGTTGTGTCGAGTGTTTGGCTGAAAATCCACTTGGAGATATTTGTTATTGTTTTGAAGATGATAATGAACCTGCTGTTCTGGTTATGAAAAAGGGTCTAACTCAAGAACAGTTAGACGAGTTTAAACGTAATTGGAAGTCCTCAGTAGAAAAAATAATTTTTATAAGAGACGTAGAAAAGGAATAATTGCCATGAAAGATTTAGTTAACCACCCAGACCACTATAAGAGTGGTGGAATCGAAGTTATTGACTTTATGGAGGCGAAGTTAACCCCAGAAGGGTTGAAAGGTTATCTTCAAGGCAATGTCATCAAATATTTGTCCCGTGCGGGGAAGAAAGATGACGAACTCCAAGACTTTAAAAAGGCAGAGTGGTATTTGAAAAGACTCATTATGAACTTGGAAAAAGAAAAAACAAGGGTTGATAGTCTTAAACAAAAGAGCAACACCGGAAGGCTTGCATGAGAGAGATAAGGTTTAGAGTTTGGGATGATACAAACAAAACCATGTTTTACCCATCCTATGAGATAACTATGAGCGATGACGGCTCAAGTTCAAATTTTGGTAAAAATATAATGCAATATACTGGGCTTAAAGATAAAAACGGAAAAAGAATCTATGAGGATGACATTATTAAAGGTCCTGGGTGTGGAGAGCGTGACAATACTGGGCTAGTTTCTTATGATGCACCATCCTTTTATGTTGAAAGGCATGGAAGGATACTGCCATACATTGAGTGGCCCTCTGAATTTTTTAGAGACTGTGAAGTAGTTGGAAATAAGTGGCAAAACCCAGTTTTACTGGAAAAGGAGAAAAGCCGTGACTAAAAAGAACGAAGTGGTGGCCCAAGAAGTGGTCATAAAGAATGTGGTGGTAAAAATAGGTGAAAGGGAGATTGTCCTCACCATCGAAGAGGCCAAGAAGCTGAAAGATGCTCTCGAAGGAATCTTTGGTAAAGAGGTCATCAAGGAGACCAAAATCATACACGAGCACGACTGGTATGAAAAACCCTACGTTTGGCCTTGGCCCCAGTACCCAAAGATTACTTGGAAAGATGAACCAATGTGGCACGACAAGCCTTATTATGAGGTCACATGCGATGCCAAGATGTTTAACGGCGATGTGCCCAAAGGCTTCGTAAAGAACACCATGTTTTTGAGTATCAAAGGTTGAGCAAGGTTAGAATTTGCGACAATTGTAATAGGGTGTTGGACAAAGGTGGATATCAAATAGTTACTGAACCCTTGGATGGTCTTGCTCAAGATTACTGCATGAATTTTACCGATTTATGCCCTAGATGCAAAAAATGGCTAGACATGGCCTTTGAACAAATGAAGAAAAAGGTTGACATTAAGTCTTAAGTGTGATAGGATATATCAATTGAAAAATGAAAAGACAAGCATACAGACTTATTCTGGAATATTGTTAGATTTAGAAAATCCAGCGGTTGAAGATATTCTTCTGCCGGATATTGCTCACCAGCTATCTAACATATGTCGTTTCACCGGGGCTTGCCGTAAGTTTTATTCGGTAGCCCAGCACTGCAGTCTCGTTAGCAAGCTTATTCAAGAAGACGGGCCTTTGAAGTTGGTAGGTCTCCTTCATGACGCTAGTGAGGCTTATTTAAGTGACGTTGTTTCTCCTCTCAAGGCACTTCTTCCAGACTACCACGTACTGGAAGACAGGATGGAGAAGACCATAATTTTGAGGTTTGGGCTTAACATCCCGAATTTTGAAGAGGTCAAGTTCTATGATAGGCTTGCTCTGGATATCGAAAGCAAAGCCTTGATGGGGCCAAGATACCCCAACTACTGGCCCAAATCCAGCTCTATCATGGAGGACAAAGATTACGACCTTGATTGGGAACTTCTAACGGTGAATCCATTGAGCCCAGAAGAAGCTGAAAAAGAATATCTTGATATTTTTAACAAATTGTGGTTAAATAGATTATGAACAAACAAGACCATCTCATTTTACGTCTTTCTGAAGAATGTGTAGAAGTATCAAAAGAGTGCCACAAGGCCCTGAGCTTTGGTATCGAAGACCGATATAAGCGCATGCCTTCCGTAAGAGAGAAGATAGTTCTTGAGCTTAACGACCTTTTCGCCGTAGTTGAAATGCTTCAAGACGAAGGCGTATTACCGATGATTGTAGTAAATGACCGTCTTATTGACGCTAAAAAGAAAAAGGTTGTCAAATTCATGAGGTATGCAAAGAAGAAAGGGAAGTTAGATAAATGAGCAAGCGAAGCGAAAGAATTTCCCTGACATTAAGTGATAAGGACATTAAGAAATTGAACCGGAAGTCTAAACAATATGGTATTTCCCGAAATGAGTTTATTAATCGGGCAGTCTTCGAGACCTTACACCGCTGGGCTTATTCTCTTCCAAAAAAGGAACAGATTAAGGTTTTAAAGAATATCGTTGACAAAGACACTGATTTGATGTACTTTAAGAGTCGTTCCAAAGCCATTGAGCGACTGAAATACTTACAGGGAAAACCATGAAAGATTTAATAACCTACGAGTTCAAGCCCGGTGAGAAGTACCCTGTCATTATGGTCTGTGCAGATGCTGTGGTTTTCTGCAAAGACCCAACACACGGGCTTGTGGTCGCAATGATTGAAAGAGGGGATAACAAGAAGTACGCTTTGCCCGGCGGGTTTGTCGAGTACGATGAAACGTCACTCATGGCAGCTCATAGGGAGTTGGAGGAAGAGGCTGGGGTTTCATTGAGAAAATCCCTATCTGTTACTTCATCAAAGTATATTGGGTATCTTCACTTTGATGACCCATCCAGAACAACGGTTGGGAATAGGAAGATAACCACTGCCCATGTTTTCGTAGTTGATAACATGTTTGAGTTAAACGGCGGGGACGATGCAACGAGGGCTTTTTGGGTGAAGGTAGATGATGTCTGGAACTTCACAAAAGAAGAGATTCACGATGACCACAATCAGATTATTTTAAATTGTGTTGAGCTTCTAAACAAATAAAAGGAGAAGTAAGATGAAAAGCATCAACGATATTCCATTCCCGGTTCGGACGGATAGCTACAAGGCAGGTCATTACATGATGTACCCGAATGCAGAAAAGATGGTGGCCTACGGGGAGCTACGAAAAGCTTATCCCGGCATTGACGATGACCGCATCGTGTTTTTTGGAATCCGCTACATCGTTGAAAACGTTTTGAATCATAAGTGGACTGTGGAAGAAGTCGAGGAAGCCGACAAGTTCTTCCAAACCCACAATGCTGCTTTCACTCCATATCCCTTCCCCAAAAACCTGTTCTTGAAATTCATAAAAGAAAACAACGGTTACTTCCCAATCAAAGTGGAAGCTCTCGAAGAGGGTTCGGTTATCTACCCACATACTCCTATCTATCAAATCACTGCGGAAGCCCCCTACGCCCATCTTTGCACCTATCTTGAGACCTTGCTGACGATGATTTGGTATCCCACGACAGTGGCTACCCTCAGCCGTCACGCCAGAACCCTCATCGAGGGATTTTTTCAAAAAACGGTTGACCCTGAGAGCTTCTGGAAGCTCGACAGCCGTCTCCACGACTTTGGGTATCGTGGATGCACCTCGCAAGAGCAAGCGGTAATCGGCGGTGTTGCTCACCTACTTAACTTCGGCGGGTCGGACACTATGTCGGCTGCTTACTACGCCCAGTTCCACCTGAACGAGGGCCGTCCCGTAGCTACCAGCATCCCAGCTACTGAGCACTCGGTCATGACAAGCTATGCCACAGAACAAGAAGCTGTGGAACGCATGATGCAGATGTTTGGACAAAACGAACTGGTCAATAAGCTTGGAATCTTCGCCACCGTTGGTGATAGCTACAACTACACCAACTTTTTGGATAAGATTGTTCCAGCCGTGGCCCAGAAGTTTGCTGGGAAGTTCGGCCTGTGGGTTCTTCGACCAGATTCGGGCGACCCCGTGGAATGTGTTCTTCAAGGCCTACACGCTGCTGAGAAAGCTTTTGGAACCGTCCTCAATAAAAAGGGATACAAAGTTATCAACAACGCTGCGGTCATTCAGGGTGATGGAATCACCATCACCGAGATTGGTAAAATCTTGGACGCTGCTGAGAAGGCTGGCTTCAGCGCCGAGAATATCGCTTTCGGAATGGGAGCCGGGTTGCTTCAGAAACTAAACCGGGATACTCTCTCGATGGCTACTAAGCTGAGCCACATTACCTACAATACTGGAGCGACTCTTGACATCATGAAGCGCCCTTCGGACGACAAGGGGAAGTATTCGCTCCCCGGCATTATGAAAGTCGCAGCCGATAAGGACACTTTGAGCCTTAAGGTTTATCCTGCGGAAACAGAAGTCGATAAGAACATGTTGCAGGTTGTTTATGATAAAGGCCCCGTGGATATCAAATGGCTTACATTTGATGAACTCAAAGCCCGTATCAATACCTTAATGACTATTGTCCCGGCTCATGGGGACGCTATTTCGACTCAGATGTATCACAAAATCGCCGGGTTGGTCACTAAGAAAGGTCTCTAATGGGTATCAGGACTCAGGAAGAAGTAGTCGACACACTTAATGGGTTAGCTACTCATAAGGCCGTCATAATCACGACTGGTGGAGGGTCTGGAGTTTTCCAGGCTCTCCTCAACCGTGGTAATGGGTCCAATACTTTGCTGGCTGGGTACGTCCCATACAGCACTAAAGAAACCTCCACTCTTTTGGGAAAAGTTCCCGAAAAGATGGTGAGCGGTGAAGTGGCTCGGTCATTAGCTATGGTGGCTTATCAAAAAGCCCTCCAGCTTCGTGATGGGGACTATGAGGTCATAGGTGTGGCCTGTACAGCAAGCCTACAACGTGTACCTTCTGAGCGTGAGGGACGTGAGCATGCTATCTATGTCGCTCTTCAGACTAAAAATATGACCCACACCATGAGTTTTAAGATTAAAGGTACGAAAGATCAAAACGCAGAGGTTGTTAGAATTTGGGAAGAAGAGATAGCTACTAATCTTATTCTAAACGAACTCGCCAATGGTCACGACCTTGAATTACAGGTTAGGTTGGATACGCCTGTAATGCAGTCCATAGAATACGATTGGTTCGAGAACGAGAAGCTTGGTAAAATCTTAAGTGGGGAAATAAAGTTTCAAGGTTTTGTCGGAACCGATACCCTCGACCTCTCAAACTACGTGGACAGCCGTACAGCCATATTCCCAGGAAGCTTTAATCCCACGCATAGCGGACATCGTGAGATGATGGAAATAGTTGCTCGTAGGGGTTGCAAAGTTATTCAAGAAATAAGTATTGCCAACGTTGACAAGCCTGCGGTTGACTTTATCTCAATTAGAGACAGACTGGTTCAAAATGGCATGCCTATGCTGATAACCAATGCACCGACATTCGTAGAGAAGTCCAGACTGTTTCATGATGCAAAGTTCATCATTGGTTATGACACCTACGAGAGAATCCTGAACCCTAAGTATGCTGGGTCCATTGAGTATGTTTGCTCGATGTTCACTGGTAACAGAAACTATTTTTACATCTTCCCAAGAAGTAACGGCAAGGCCTTAGGTCTGTGGGGTACAGGAGATACGGTCTTGCCTGGGGAGTGGGTTCTGGAACCACGAAAATACGAGCATGTTTCTAGCACAGACCTTAGAAAAGAAAATGCTTGACACCGTAGCTATCTTGTGGTAGGATATAACATGTTAAAAATACAAGAAGCTCTACGGTCTGGAAAGACACCCGAAGAAATTTGCGCCCCTCTTGGAATCAATTTCAAAGAGCTGGGTGGCAAGTTCATATTTTCATACGATATGATTGACAGCTATAAGTTCAAAGGTGACCCCATTGTTAGGGAGTGCCGTGGTCTTATTCTGTACAAAGACAATTATGATATTGCTTCTTATGGGTTCTCACGTTTCTTCAACTTAGGGGAGGGCGGGGCCGACAAACTTCCAGAAGACCTGAGCGGTTGTTTGGTTTTAGAGAAACTTGATGGAACAATGGTCAATATGTGGTTTGACCGTATTGCCAATTCGTGGCATTTCAGCACTAGAAACATGATTTATGCCGAGGGGCCTGTTAATAACTGTTCCTCTAAGAGCTTTGCGGAACTTTTTATGGATGGTGTTGATAATGGGACAAAGTTAGAGTATTTGATAGAAAACAAATTACTTAATCCAAGATGCACCTATGTTTTTGAGCTCACTAGCCCAGAAAATAGAATAGTTACTCCATACAAAGAAACAAAAATAACTCTTCTAACTATTCGTAGCAACGAAAACCTGTGCGAAGTAACAAGACACGAGCTTCAAACTATGGCAGATGTTTTTAAGTGTGATTTGGTCAAAACATTTCCAGTATCTGAATGGACCGAGATTGAGGATATGAGCTCCAAAGACCCTACGTTTGAGGGTTATGTGATTGTAAAGGAACAAAACAACGGTTCCCACTTGCGTGTCAAGTGCAAGAACCCTGCGTACCTAGCCTTGTCTAAAATGGTTTCCTCTGTTTCAGAGAAAGGCTTCTTAGAGGTGATTAAGTTGGGGAAAGTGGACGATACTTTGGCCTATTTCCCAGAATACACAGCCCATATTCAGAAACTACTTGACGGATTACAAAAAGTAGAGGATACTATTCGTGCGGACTGGAGAGAAATGCCAGCAGATAACCAGACTTGGGAAGTAAAAATTAACCGGAAGGCTTTTGCTATCGAAGCTTACAAAAAGTCCTTTCCAAACACTCTCTTCGCTCTTTATGATAACAAGACCTGTCTGTACAGTTTGAAAGAGTATTTGATGGGGCTTCGGGATGACTCTCTTCTGGAAATGATTCATAAGGTGAGCAAAAATACTTAAGGAGGACTCATGAAAGGGTCTTGGTGGATTGCACTATTGGCGACTGCCGGAGCTATTTTTCTGGCGTGGTATGGTAAGGAAGGCTGGGGTTGGTTGATATTTTTAGCTATTTGTTGTCTATAATAAATCGGTAGGAAGAAATGAAATTAAAAATTTGGATGCTCCAAGGTCTTCAAGGCAGTGGTAAGTCCACAATTGCTCAAAAGATCGTGAAGGAAAACCGAAACACGTTTTGCGTGAACAAAGACAGTCTACGCAAGATGATGTATTTTGAGAATTTTGACCCAAGACACGAGAAGATGATTCACCTCGCCAATGAGTTCATGGTTGAACACCTCTTGAGCCAGGGCCACAACGTGGTCATTGATAATATGAACTTAGCTCCGTCAAATGCTACCGCCTACAAGGTGTTGGCTGAGAGGTACAATGCCGACTTTGAGGAAGTCAAAGTAGACACCCCGGTTAGAGAGTGTATTGAGAGGGATTTAGATAGACAGTTTTCTGGAAAACGCTTTGTTGGTAAAGACACTATATTAAACACAGCTTTCAGGTATAACATATTGAGGTCTACCAACAATTGTGTAGTCAGTGATCTTGATGGGACTCTGTGTGATGTCAGTAAAAGACGTTATCTGGTCGATAAGTCTACTGGAAAGAAACCGGATTGGGACGAGTTCTCTCGTCAAAGCATTAACGATGCACCACGTCTTGACATTATTGAAACGGTTCTTCGTCACCAAGCGAATGGGCTGGACTTGATTATTGTATCTGGGTGCTCTGAGGATTATCGTCAAGTTCGTGAAGAGTGGCTTTATAAGTATAATATCGAGCCAGACAGGTTCATCATGAGGCCGTCTAAAGACACTCGTCCAGACACTGTCGTGAAGAAGCAGTTCATTGATAGGCTTTTGGATAAGAGCAAGATTAAATTTTGGTTTGATGACCGGGTGAGTGTTATTGAAATGCTCAGAACGGAAAAAATAAACGTCATTGACGTTGGAGATGGAACATTTATTTGAGTAAGAAGAAAAAATGCCTTGGTTGCTCCACGATGACATGGGGGAAAAGGTGTCGAAAATGTCATTGTTTAAGTAGGATGATACGAACTGGAACTTTAAGTGAGTATAAAAAACAATGGGGTTATTTAAAAAAGTATGGAATAGATGAGGAATATTTTGAGGCCTTATATCAAGCTTTTCGTGGGAGATGCGGGATATGTGGCTACCCATTAAAAAGAGAGGTTCGTGGAAAAGGTACTGAAGGTAGAGCTTGTATAGACCACGACCACAAGACTGGGAATATTCGTGGAATTTTATGCCATCGGTGTAATTCTGGATTAGGTTTATTTAGAGATAGCGTTGAATTATTACAAAAAGCAAAGGAGTATTTACAATGAGTGAAGTTTCAGAGACTGTAGAAACAGTAGAGGTGGTTAAAAATTTAGCCACTATTCAAAAAATTAAATCCCTTAGCCCAATACCCGATGCTGATAAGATAGAACTGGCTAAAATGGAAGACAATGAATGGCAGGTGGTTGTTCAGAAAGAATTGCATAAGGTTGGAGACCTAGTATGTTTTATTGCCATTGATACTGTAGTTCCAGAAGCCCCGTGGTCCGAATTTTTACGGAAGAGTCACTTCCGTGTCCGCACCATTCGCCTGAAGAAACAACTCTCTCAGGGGCTTATCATCCAGCTGACAGATTTAAAAAAAGAACCTGGGATTGAAGGTTTATCGACTGGAACCGTTGGGTTCGCAGGAATGCTGGTCGGTGATGACATCACCACCCTCATTGGTGTTACCAAGTATGAGAAACCTATTCCCGCCAACCTACATGGAAAGATTAAGGGTAACTTCCCCACCAAATACGTGTCAGTTACGGACGAAGAACGTCTTCAAAACTGCTCACGAATTCTGGAAGAGCTTAATGGGGTCAAGGGTTACGCTTCCGTCAAGATGGATGGAACCTCAGCAACCTACATCAACTTCTTGCCGGATGGACTGACGGATGGTGAACAACACGTCTGCTCACGCAAACTGTCTCTCAAGGCTCCAATTGAGGGGGATAAGCCAAACGTGTACTTCCAAATGGAACAGAAATACAACATCCTTGATAAGCTTAAGGCCAAAGGAAATTACGCCGTCCAAGGTGAAATCTGCGGTCCTGGCATCCAAGGCAACAAGATGGGCTTGAAGGAGGTTGACTTCTTTGTGTTCAATGTGTTCAACATCTCTGAACGCAGACATCTTAACTTTGATGAGTTCATTTCCTTCACCAAAGAATTGGGGTTACAGACTGTCGAGATTATTGACTCCAATTTCGACTTCACTGGACGCAAGTTTGATGAAATGCTGGCTATGGCTGATGGCTCCTATGCCAACGGAACTCCAAGAGAGGGGATTGTGTTCCGTCCGCTCGTGGAGAAATACAGCGACTACATGAAGGGCCGTGTGTCCTTCAAGGTTGTATCCAACAAGTTCTTGGAGCACTACAAGGAATAAAAGTTGAAGACCGAAAAGATAAGGCTGGGAAAACCTAAAAAGAGACGTGTTGTCTGGGGGTTCAATCCCAGCCCCAAGGTCGTGCCAAATAAAAAGAAAAAGGTGAAGAATGACAGAAGAAGTTGGAAATCCCAATCTATTGACATGTGATGACTGCGGTGAGAAGAATGAAACAGTAAAATACACATGTTGTCCTTTCGCTCTTGAAATCAATGGGGAGGACATCCCAATGAATTTATGTGATGATTGTCACCAACAAAGAGCTGATGACATATGAAAACCATCATCCACGTCAATCAGCATAACATAAAGAAAAACAGAAAAACTGGGTCTTCTCTACCAGTCATAACTGTGAAGACCTACAAAAGTAACACTTACGCTAATGAGGTTAAGATGTTAGGGCCGAGCAAAATTGTATATCAGCCTTGTTCCCCATTAAAGTGTGGGGCTCACGTCTGGATTGAAACTCAAAGTAAGGTGGAAATAAAATGAACGATGCTAAATCAGTTCCAATCTCAGAAGTTTATGCTATTTTGGATACGGGTGGGGCTCAAAGCCTCTGTGCTCTTTGTAAGAAGCTCGGTAAGTTCGGGATGTACGTCTCCTTAGGCCACAAGTCTGGGGAGTTCCCAAACTCAATCGCCGAATATCACCAAGCAGCGCCATATCTTCGATACCCAGAGAATGAAACAATCTTCATTAATGGTTTCGGATTCTTCCTGTTTGACCATCAAGATGACATGGAACACGCTTTCGACATAACTGTGGGGGATAGTGGCCCAACCAAGTGGAACGACTATGAAGGCCCAGCTTCTGTATACGCTGTGACGTGTGGGCCGGATGGGGTTGAAATAAATGAAAACACCTAAGCTTAAGCCTACGAAGAAGCTAATAGAGGAGCTTGAACAAGAAATAAAGGTTACTCAAAAGTGCATGGAAGAGTATGCCGGGAGAGAAAATTTTGAAGATGCTTTAGAGTGCAAAAATACATTAATGACATTGAATTTCGTAATTGATTTAGCTAAAGGAAAACTAGATTAAAGGCTTATGATGAACCACCAAATTAAACAAAAGGAATTACATGAACGATATTTCAAGCAATGAACCACATGTCAAATATAAAATATCAAATATAAAGCTATATCTACGGGATATTTCTAGGTTCAGTCGAATTAGCCACGAAGAAGAGAAATCTCTAGGTAAAAAAATAGAGAGAGGAGATAAAAAGGCTATAGAAGATTTGGTTACCGCAAACCTCGGACTGGTCGTACATGTGGCTAGTAAGTATCAAAATAAGGGGATTAGTTACGAAGACTTAATCTCAGATGGTAATGTCGGTCTTATGAAAGCTGCCACCAAATGGAGATACAAAAGAAAAATCCGGTTCAGCACTTACGCCTATTTCTGGATTAAGAGACAGATTATATATGCCCTAAACAGTAACTCGACTCTTATTAGAACTCCGGCAAACCTATCTGGAGTCGCAAACAGCTTTAAAAACAAGTTGAAAAGTATTGAGAACGAAAAGGGAAGACTGACCGAACAGGATATTCATAAAATGTTTGGTAAAAAGTACAAAGGTCACCCTCTCGAATCAATCCTCTTAAAAACAAACACTATGTATTGCGATATTACCATCGCTAATGTTGATGGTAGCGGAGAGTCTTTTCCGAGATACGATCATGGTCTTTGTACTGAGTCCCCATTACGTGAGATTGAAAATTCTGATGGTGAGAAGAAACTCAAAACAAAGGTCAGAAAGATTTTGGAAAAATCACATTACGGGACGGTACTGGCAAGTCTTTTCGGCCTTAAAGACGGAGTGGCTTATAGTGGTCGTGCCCTTGCAAAAAAATACGGTGTCAGTGTCCAGACCGTCCATAATTGGAAACTTGAGGCCTACGATAAGATTAGGGCATACCATAAAGAAGAAGAGTTCCACGACTACCTAAAGGTTGATAATTTTTAAGGGTTAAATTAAGGTATTGAAAAGAGTAGTTAATGTACGACAACATGGAAAAGAAAACGTGCGATGGCTGTGGAAACGAATTTGAGTACTACAACTTTGCGATGTCAATCCCAACTCACTGTAGGGAATGCCAAAGAGTGGTCTCATTAGAGCAAAGAAGGGTGGAAGATAAGAAAAGAAGAGAAAGGCTGAAACGGATAGCTAATAAAAAGCCTAAGGCCCCAGAGGAAGTAGTATTGGAAGAGGTAAAAGTTGAACCCGAACCAGTAAAATTAAGCCCAGAAATTGAAGCTATTATCAAGTATGGTCCTATCCAAGGGGTTCGGCCTAAGCTTATTATGAAGTACGGGAACATTAAGAAACTGACGGGGATACTGAATAAAAAGAGTTGACAAATGGTTAAGGGTATGGTACACTGTGAAAGATATGAAAAGCGTTCTAGAGCAAGCTAAGAAGGGGCCGACCAATTGCAGTAAATGCGTCTGGTCGACACCCATTGGAAAAAAATCATTGGGCTGTAGGGTAGGCGGTATTCGGGATGTTGGCTCAAACTGCAACATCATGACAGGTGAAATAATTGGAATCCATGAGACGGGTCGAATGAAGGGCTTACCTGTAATGGAGATGGCCTACATCAACAAGACTAAGCTTACAAAGGCTCAAATAAAAGGTTGTCTAGACGCTCTAAAGGGTTGAGGTATTAATGCTGACATGCCTACTGTGTTGGACAGTTATAAAGAAATTCATCTCCTCGGTGAGGGGACGACAGAAACACTCAAAACGACCTAGCGGGAAAGGGGAAATATAGATGAGGTCTCTCGAAGATTTGTATGAGAAGTGTTACTGCAACAAGGTTTTGATGGTATTCAAAGAAAAAACTATAGATTCGATAGTTTATGAGTGCGATGAGTGTGGGTACACCTACACAATCCTTCTCGAACAGTTACTGGGGGCTTAAGTGGGAAAACCGTATAAGTTCACCAAAAAGTTTAATATAGCTCAAGCTATCGCTTTAATGTCCTTAGCCTTATTTTTATGTTGGGACCACGTTAATTATTTTTTATTCGGTATTTTTGTTTGGGTAAGTTTTTGTAAGTTAGTTGATAGTAACGAACCGACTAACCTACAAAGACTTATTTGGGGATATAAAAAGGACAATAAGTAATGGTGGGTATAAATAACGTCCATAATCCTCCGTGGCCCAGGTGCGAGTGCGGTCATCGAAGAGGGCCTCACGTGTATGGTGGGAAAGTTGGGCAGTGTATGTGGAGAAGGCCTAACAAAGAAACTGGGAAGATGGAATGGTGTGATTGCAAAGAGTATTGGGTATTATCTGAACATCTAGCCAAGGAGACTACCAATGTTGTTGAATATAGCGCTATCCGAGGCTCATAACCTAATAATGGTGTTTTTTGAGGACCCAGACGTAAAACCTGAAGGGGATATAATTCTTATTAAAATCGAGATACCTCCAGATAATGTAAAAGAACTTGTTGACAAGTACATCACTTCTGGGTACAATGTGATAGTGACACCGCTAGTGGTTAAGAAATGCGGGTTGAAAGAGACGGACTTTTCTCACATCAAAGTGAATGGAGAGGCTGTCGTAAAGAACGGGTCGGTCGAGGAAATAGCCGAAACACTCGTAGAGCTAGAAAGACGAAGACTGGAGAACGAACAATGAACCAATGGGAAATGGTAGGTAAAGCGGTTGAAGTTTCTGTACAGGCCCATCAGGGACAGATGGACAAGTCTGGCATGCCCTACATCCTTCACCCCTTGCGTGTAATGGCTACCTTCAAAGACCCCTATCTTATGGCTATCGCTGTACTCCATGACGTTGTGGAAGACACCTCAGTTACTATCGATAATCTTAGAAGTGCTGGATTTCCAGAGCGTGTGGTCGAAGGCGTAGAGGCGATGACCTATAAGAAAGACGAATCAAGAGACCAGTATTACGGCAGAGTGAAGCGTAACCACGATGCCAGAGAAGTCAAGATTCACGATATCTTTGATAACCTATCCCCAGACCGTATGGGATTACTTACCCAAGCTGACCGAATTCGTTTGACCACAAAGTATGGTCATGCACTCGAATCAATTTACAGTATCGACTAATGATACGCATAGCTGAAGCGAAAAAGAAATCCCCGTGGGAGGGTGTCATATCTTGGCTCCCGATGGAAGAGCTCATTAAGAAAGCCATCGAACAGGGTGATTGGATTTCGATTCATACCGAAGAGCCGTGGGGAGGGTCGTTGGAAACCCTTCGCATGGCTAGAGGTATGACCGACAAAATAATCATGGCTAAGGGTATCCACAGGACTAACGAAAGTGTTGAAGCTTCGTTCAAAGCTGGGGCCGACTACGTTCTTTGCGTTGGTCGAATGGCCCCCTACGATAATGTCATCGTGGAACCAGCAAGTCTGGCTGATGTGAAGACTTTCGACTCTGCGAAAATGTTGATGTGGAATCGTAGAGACCTGAGTAACGGTCATGCTAGAAAGCTCAGCTGGGATTTGGCTAGAAAAATACGTAAGGGGTGGATGGGTTGTGCCAGTCTTGGGTTCCCATTCCCCGAAGATGCCGATGCTTGTTTATTCAGTGTGAGGTAAGAAATGACTGATTGCTCCGTACCAGAAATATATAAAATGGATACCCCAACCGCCAGGAAATCACATAGATGTTGTGAGTGTGGGGTTGTAATTAACCCCGGTGAAAAGTACGTTGTGTGTTCTGGGGTTTGGGACGGAGAGTTCTCCAGTTATAAGCAACACGCTATATGTAAAGAAGCCTGTGTTTGGATTAGAGATGAGTTTCAAGATGGGGAGTGTTTTGAATTTGGCGGGCTCATGGAGTGTTACCACGAACATGCCGTTCCTTGGTATGGGAGACACGAAAATGATAAGTACTGGACAGCAGAGAGAGTTCAAAAAGATAAGAAATCCTCACCAGTAAAAGAGCTGCGTCACATGATGGCGGTTATTTTTAATAGACAGAGAGTTTCAAAACGATGAGTTCTGAAAAAATAATTATTTGTGATTTTTGCCACGAACCTTACAATCATAAAAATCACGCCATTGGTGGTGACCATAGGCTTGTGCTTCCCGAAGAAAAGTGTTCACACCAAGCCAGATTCCACGAGTTTGTAAAAGACAGTGATAAGTGGGTAGATATCGGATGGGTATGTTCTGATTGTGATGAAGAGGTTGAACCTCCTCCGGTTCAAGAGGTCGATGACATAGAAAAGTTAAGGGAAGAGATAAAGAGACTGAAAGAGTACGAGTGGAAGTATAACGATTTATGTAAATGAGGGGTTATGGACGCAAATGACAGGGTAGGAGTATTACAAACACATAATGAAAAGGGTGAGTCTTGTGGAGTCATCATTCGGGTTCAAGACCTGGATGATGATATCCAAAGACTTATTGAATCGCCTAAACTAGAGGGTCAAAATGCCTAGAAGAAACCCTTCTTTTTCAGACCGGGGCTGGTATCAATTTCGTGTGTTTATTTTATTGTTTTTCTCCTTGACATTGGGGGTGGTTGATGGTATGCTGTCTTCATTGGATAGAGACTATGGGACCAACAACGCTTTGTCCGTTTGGTTCTGTGTATTGCTCGGAGTATTTCTAGGGATAGGTCTTTTTTGGGACGAAATTAAAGAGGATGTTCTATGAGAGTTACTAGGGATTGTTTTGGACAGCTAGAGTGCTACCATTGTGTTACTCCTTGGGAAACTTGCGTTGAATGTGGCCCAATGTATGGAAAATTGTTTTTCGATCATTGTTTTGGTTGTGGACAAGAAGGTAGTTTCAGTTACCACAAATACGATACCGGAGGGATGATTAGGTGCTGTATTTGTGGATTTGGACATAAAAGGGAGACTCATGAAAAAGAATGTAATGCTCGTTTGTTTGCTGATGCTTATAGGAATAGTGTCGCAGGGATGTGGCAACAATGAGAATCACCACAAGTATCATGACGATGACGGCAATTCTCAGGAGCAAGCACTTCCAAAGTCGCAACCCCAAGAGCCAGAAGCTACACCTGAGCCCACACCTACCGAAACACCGAAAACATACTCCAAAGTCCTAACTGTTCACGCTTCCGGCTTGGACGCTACTCAATTCAGGAAATACACACTCGTAGACACTGAGTCGGAGCTAATAATCACTATTGGTGAAAGTGTTTACACATATGAAAAACAAAACTTGGTTGGATATAGTGTGGAAATGAAAGAAGATGAAAACTAAAATTAGTAAAAAAGAGATTGAAGGACGAAACATGGAGACCGCTGGAAAGCTGGCTGGTCTGTGTATGGTTTTATGTGAACACAGAGGCGCTGTCCCAAATTGGGAATACGCTGTCGAAACTTTAAGGGACATAGCCTTGGGCATAGCAAAGTGCAAGGTCGAGGTAAAGGTTCCAAGAGATGAAAAGCGAACTTGAAATAAGGGAAATGATTCGTAGAAACGAAGCTCAATTAAAAACAGTGAGCTCAGATCAAATAAAATTCTTGTTGATGGCTCACCTAGAAATTTTAAACTGGGTTGTCATGACCGATAAAGAATTTTCTGAGTATATGAGGAGACAAAATGTTAGCTAAGTTCATACTGTCGGAATTAAACGACACGTCAAAGTGGAGATTAGACGAGCATACTATAAAACACATTAAAAGCGGTCAGGAGTTGTGGATAGCCAATGGTGAGAAATACATAGACACGTGGCCCAAGTCTCATTGTTTCACAGATGTTGAGAAAAAAGCTATTTGGGAAAAATTTAAATCCCTGAGAGATAAGTTACGAGAAGCCGAAAGAATATCAAATAGTAAAGACCTTATTAAGGCTTGGGGAATTACTGGAGATGAAAAAATAACCGAAGATGGTAAAGAAGATACTCAACCAAAAACATCGAAGATTTCCAACTTCCTAAAGAAGCTTAAAATCAAGGTGGTTTACAAATGAACGAAGAGCAGTTCAAAAAGATAGACAACCTAAAAGCTATTTACCTTATGCTTCAAAATTTGGATTCTCCAAATGATGTGTGCTTCTCTTATGGGATGGTTGTCAGAAAGATGTGTGACCTTGGGTTCACGGAAAAAAGAATGCAGGAGTCTATCACCCTCCTGGTAGCCAAGTACAAAGAGAATGGTGGGCCGACTACTACGTTTGATGAGGAGAAAGAAGTAATAGCCCCATCGCCAAACGCTCTGACCAAGTTGATTGAAAAGGCAAAAGGCTTTAAAATAAAAGTTAAGTGGGTATAAAATGGAAGATAAGGTAAATCCAAAAGGAGATTACACACTACTCAGCTGCACGGTTTGTAAACAAAATTTTGGTATCGCCCAACCAACGATGGAAGATACTAAGGAGATTGTGGAAACTCACATGAGGGACCACAATAACGTGTTCTACTTAGTCCCACCAAGCAAGAAAAAGGCTTAGTAATGGCTAAATCTTTCCCAAGCCAAGGAGGGTGTTGGTTTTGCCACCAAGACGGGGATCACGATAAGTGGTCTTTCAGTTTTGAGTGGGATGCTTACTATCACCATAAGTGTTTTAAAAGAGCTTACTTGGCTGGAAGCGAGGAAGCAGAAGTAATCTACAGAAATGAATGGGACGAAGACGATAGAAAGTATTTTGAAACAATCGAGGTTTAATGAAGCTAAAAATATTCCCAGTAAACCAAATGTGCAGATGCGATGGGCTCATTGACCAAAATAGGTATATTGGTGAAACCCCGGTTGGGCATGCGTGTTTTAATAAGGCTGTTTCGATGACTGATTTTGGTCATCTACTTTGCCACAGTTGCGAGGAACTACTTTCAACCGGGAGAATCACTCTTAGGGCTGCAAGATACCGTGAAGCGGAGTACACCCCCGTTATGACTGAACCAAAGTTTCTTTTTTAGAGGAAAATATGTCAACATTTTTGGGAACAACATCTGGTACGGCATCGTCATCTACAACATACCAAATGTACGCAACTTGGGGTATGGGTTCGTACCAAGTTTATTGCTCCAGATGTAAGGGGTCGAAAAAGATTAAAGTCCATGCCCCCGACTGCACAGATACGGCATGTGGTAAGAACTGCGACAGAGAAGAAGTATGCGATGAGTGTAAAGGTTCTGGTATTGAGTCTAAAGAGGACCCACAGATGGTACAGTACATGAGGGCAGTATGAGACAAGAATGTATTAAGTGTGGAAGACCAACATCCCCAATGAACACGTATTGCACTCCGTGTTATTTAAAGCTAGGATTTGATCTACCAAAATATCCGAGCCACCACTGCCAGAGGTGTAACGCTGACATCGGATGGCTAGGTCGTTTATTTGATTGGGCTTTTGGAGATACCCACAATTGTGCGTCCAGACTTAGGGAGATGAACATAAAATGATGAAAGCTTATCTGGAGTCTGACTATGAGAAAGCTAAAAACTCCAAAGACTATGCTTGGTTCCTTAGACATGGTTTTAAGGTAGATGTCAAAGGTGCGGAAGCTGTGGAGAATAAGAAGACAGGTATATTGACTCTAAAGTGCGCCGTGGATATAACACCTACTGAAAAAATGATTCGGATAGAAATACCTAAAGGTGTTTCAGAGAATTGGGTTAGAAAAATGATTGGGAAGTATAACAGAAAAAGAGTTAAGAAAAATGGTAAACGCACCCGTAAAATACACGTCTAAATTTATACAAGACCCAACTGGGTTATTTGAAGATTTGAGAATTAATCTTCAATGGAAAAGACACGAGTTCACTCCTCGTTCAGAGTATTACATCAATCGAGCTGGAAACTTCCCATATACTTATGGTAAAGGTGTTGGAATACGTACTTACATGCCATCCATTTCAATTCCGTCAATTGATTTCATATTCGGTGAGCTTTTTAACTCCGTGAGAGTTCATTTTGACATTTGCTTCTTAAATCTATACCTGAACAATCGTGACCAACTAGGTTGGCATGCGGACGATTCACCTGAAATAGACGACAATAAGCCTATAGCTGTTATCAGCCTCGGCACTGAGCGGGAAATATGGTTTTGTCCTAACGATGACAAAACCAAAATCGAAAAACAGAAATTAGAGTCTGGAAGCTTGTTATTAATGGGTGCGGGAATGCAAGAAACCCACCTTCATAGGATTCCGAAAGCAAGCTTTTTATGTGGAGAAAGAATAAGTCTGACTTTTAGAGGATTTAAACAATGACACAAATTTTAATATGTCCCAACATGGATGTCTTCTTTCAAGTCTGTAAGATGTACAGATTTAATCCTACCGACATTCATTTTGTAGATAATCCAAACGGATTATTGGGCTTATCTAACTCAACTACTTTTTTCATCTACACTGCAGCTGGAACAACGAGGGGAATGCGTGAGTGTATTGATTTTTTGCAAGGCTTCTCCTCCCCATACCAAAAACCACTAAATGTAAAATTTTTAGTAGAAAAAACTACAGACCCAGACTCAATGGACATTGTTCAATCTCTCTGCCATGTTTGTGGTAGTACGGTCCAATCATTTAGACACGTAGGCTCCGTAATATGCTCACACCCAGGAACACGATATGAGTTTACACATGGGCCGACAATGTTATTTTCTTCCCAATTTAACCAATACATAGCTAGGGGGCAGTATGACCTCAGCGTCATGTACGGGAGACCTATGAGTTATGGGACGGTAGATGATTTCAACGGGTTTGGTTCAAGATACTCAGACCCAGGCCCTTGCACAAAGTGTAGTGAGGGCTTATTGAAGATGGAATATATTAATGAATCAAAAGACAACTACTGCAAATGTGATGAAGGTAAAAAGCTGAGAAAACAGCAGAAAGTTGGCTCTAAATGAGTATGAAAGGCGATTGGGCCGACTTAGCAAATCAAAGGATTGTTGATTGGGAACTTCCAAAAATTGACTGGGCAGCTCAGGAAGGAAAAGAAAGTATATACTACAGGTTTTCAAGACATAGGGATGAAATTCAACGTAGAATGATGGAAACGATGTTGGAACCTTTCCATTCAGCCTTTATCATAGATTCATTATCTGCCAGACTTGGGGGGATTTGCGTAAAGTGTAGTGAGGGCATTTTAAAGCTTGACTTTTTGAAAGAATCGAAGGATAATTACTGTACTTGCTTGGAAGGAAATAAGCTTCGAGACAGGCTCAAGGAGAAGTTGAATGGGTGATGGGTATAGAGAGTCCGATGATTTTCGGAGCGAAGATTATTGGGATGACGATGACAGCTATGACTTCTATTACCCAACGGACTGTGAAAAATGTGAGGATGGGTTTATGAAAGTTGAGTTTATAAAATTATCAAAAGATAATTACTGTATTTGTGATAAAGGGGAAGATTGTAGACAGGCTAAGAGTGGGTTCAAGGGCAAAAAAATATCTGAGGTTAGGTTAAATACTATCAGCCCTAACATTATAATATGTAGTGTCAAAGGATGTGGTGGGAAGATTATATCTAAAAAAGAACCGGATACTCCCGCTGGCCCTGGAGATTGGTATGCGATGTGTAGTAAGTGTGGAGAGGAACCTTATGAAGATTGACCAACAAAAAGTTATTTGTGACGCTTTCGCAACCATGTGTGCGATGTATCACCAATCTCAGTTCGCTGAGAATAAAAAGGTTACACACGATGTGTGGCTTCTGCTAAAAGCTTTTCAGTATAGGTACGAAAAGGCTTATGGAAAATTACCGCTGTATTTTCCAGGGTCGAGATTGGTTCACAGTGATGCTTGGAAACCTTTAGATAAAAAAAGAAAGAGGAAATCAAAATGAAGAAATGGGTCTCAATTTACATGTTGGCACTATGCCTCGTCTGGCATTCCGAAAAGTTTTTGACGCAAGCTTCCCTTGTGTCAAGGTTAAATGAAATCTCGTGTAGCGCCAAAGACATAAAAATTGTCATGGGTGATGAGGATTGGTTCTATCTCATCTGGGCCACTGAGGAATCAAAATGATTAAAAAGGTTCTGCTGGCTTTAATCCTACTTCTGTCCCCTACCTATTTAAAGGCCGATGAAATCCCAATGAGTCTTAAAGCAGCCACTGGGTTTTCTCTTGTAGGCTATGGAGCTTATCTCATAGTTTATAGGGATGGTAAATCCAATGGAACCTTAAACGAAAACGCTATAAAGCCAGACGCTATGAGAATCGTAATCGTGGCTGGTGGATGTTTACCTGAAATGTTCACTTGGCTAGATGGCCCACCTAATCTCGGCAGGTTCGCTCTGAGCGCCGGATGCTCTTTATCCGTGTGTCTCGGACTAGATGTGTTGTTCCCAGAATTTGATGGGAAGAAATTATCCGTAACCGCTAGATTTTAAAGGAACCAGCAAGAGTGACTTCTCAAGAAATAATCAGAGCTTTGAAATCACTTCACCCAGCATCTCACTGGGCTTGCGTTACTGAAATGAGAAGTGTAGGGTATAAGGGTGAGGGTAGAAAGATTGACCTGTGGGCTTTGAGTTGTTCTACAGCTGATGGCCTGATTGCCCACTCTTACGAGGTGAAGGTGTCCAGAGCGGACTGGCTTTCAGAGCTGAAAAAGCCACTTAAGAGGCGCATGGCGATGGCAATAAGTAACCAGTTCTGGTTTGTGGCCCCAAAAGGCATTATTAAGCCTGAGGAGATACCACACCTGTGTGGATTGATCGAAGTGACTCAAGGGCCTATTGGACTGTGGACAGAACGTACCCTACAGGCCGAATTTAGGGACAAGGTTCGTCCTACGTGGGCGATTGTGGGTCAAATGGCTCGTAGCTTCTACCGTACAGAGATCGGGCTTAAAAACGAAATGGGCAGAAAGAAGGAAAGCAATGCAAATTGACAAAGTGCCTTTAAAATACCTATCACCGGAAGATGCCACGAAATATAAGGCTATTCGGAAGAAATACCTGAAGGACTACAAGTCCAACCAGAAGCTTTACAGTGAAATGTACAAGTTCTGCAATATTGCCGATGTCCAGGCCAAGAAGGTTCTCGAAAAAAGCTACCTTGGGAAGTATTATCGGGACTCCCAGGGCAGGCGCTGGGTCCACATCACCGGGGCCAGATGTGAAGGCGTCTTGGAATGCACCATATTCCAAAAACAGGAAGGTGACATAACCCCGGCCCAGGATTATTTCAGCATCACCTTCAATTCCTCTTTTGGGATAGACCAATTAAATAGGTCTGAGGGCAGCGAAAAAGAATGGGTGGGAATAACCAAGGCATATTTTGAGGCCACCTTGAAAGCCCAGCTCCAAAAAATAAATAAAAGGGAATTGAGTGCCATTTAACCCATTATTCAAGCCTCCGTTCAGGAAATACCGGAGTGACGAGCATTTTATTCCCCTTACGCCAGCTGAAATGGCTGTTCGTGAGGCCAGACATAAAAAGAGCGGGAGAAAATACGCCCCCGGCAAGTGCAGGAGCAAGACAGCCTGGGTTGTAGCTGACTCTGGGAATTTTATTGTGGGCCATTTATCGGTATTTCAGGCAGATTATTTATTAAATGCCCTGAATGAGAGCTTAACCAGGGATTTTACCTGCGCCCTTTGCGGGAGATTAAAAAGAAATCATTTATTAATTGGAAATCCACTTAATAAAAATGGAGTTTCCTGGTTTTGCCGGGGAACAATTCAGGAAGACAGCCTGACGGGTGGAATATTCACGGAAAAGAGGCTCTCTTGAAGCCGAAAATTATTAAAAGAAAACGCTCTTTAACTTGCCGGGTCTGCAAGCTGGTTAAATCCAGCCACCTGCACTCGAAATACCTGGAATACGCTCCCCTTGGACCCGGCTATTATTGCCCGAACCCATTTTGGAGCTTATGGGAACCACGAAAGAGGGAATTCAGTGAACGCTGAAGACCAGAAATTATTGGAATGGTATTTATTTGACCGTCCTGGCGCTGAGGTGTTCGACATTACCCGCCTCCCTGGGGAAACAAACGAAGAATTAAAAGCCCGAATTGATGGGATGGGAATATTCGAAAAAAAGAGGCCATCTTGACCGCCGAACCTTCAGACGACAACGAACTTGAAAAGCGATTAATGGCCCTTAAATACCCCAACGGCCCCGAGGATAAGATAATTGCGTCCTATGGGCTATCTTGGGACTTTCTTAGGGAAACAGCCGGTAAAAAAGAGTGGGCCTTAGCTTCAAAATTAGCTGCCTGCTGTATTGATTTGGGGGGCTTAGCGGAACAAGCAGTTGAGAGGGCAGAATATTATAAATTCCTGCAAGAAAAGAGGACCACTTAAGTGGGAATAAGGCAAGCCACTAAAAAACAAAAGCTTATAAGCCGTAATGCCGGAATATTAGCCAAGATATTCTTGGGTGCGGGTTGGATGTGCTGGGGCTGTCACTATAAAAATAAGGGTAAACATAAGAAATGCTGGAATTGTGGAAAAGGAACACCTTGAACGCCGAATTATATTCCGAACTCGATTATCACTGGGCTATATATGAAAATTACCTATACAACCTTAGGAAACAAGACAGAATAAGTTATTTTAAAATTAATGACGTCTTTTATAACGACAAAGGTGAGGTAGAAATTCTTTATAGTATAAGATCGGTGACAATAAACATGAGTGCTGTAAATGGCGTTTATTGAGGGGTCTTGCGCCGAGGAAAGTTAAGCCGTGCGAATTTACCGAAAAGCCTTTTGGCATTACGGTCATATTCAATGGCACCCTTGATTTTATTGTGAAAATAGCCTAGATGTATGTGGTTATTTTCAAAGCGGATTTTAACCATCCAGGCTTTATGGAATTTGTTCCAGGAGACCCCCTTGAACCCGGATTTATTATTGGTTCTTAATTTTGAATTAAAGAGGTTTTGAGAGTGGCTACACCGACGCAGATTGGAGCGACGATTATCAATACCATTTCGGTTTCTATGATCAATGGTTACCCCAGGACCGACGTTGAGTATAAACCGGTGCATGAAGACGTGGCGTCCACCGGGGAATGTACGCCTAGCGTATTTAAGGCCATGGTTCTTGGACTTGAGTGTGGACCAGCAGAGATTGACAACCTTGGGGTAGTCCCGGTCGCTGACAAGGACCCGATCCCCGTTGGAAGTAATAATATATTTCAAGACAACTCCTTAAACGAACCCTATGGGTTAGTCGACAGCACGGATTTATCGGACAGTTCCTCGGCGGAATATATACCTGACGATATGGGTTACGTTCTAGGTAAATTCCTAGATAATTGTAAGCCAGGAGAATAGCTTAAAAATTAGTTCTTGCAAACTCCCCGAACAATTCTTTCGCTTTTAAATCGTAGGCTTTTGCAGCATCCTCTTTATCTTTAAAATAACCAATATGAATGTCTACTCCATTCAATTTAATTTTAGATTTCCACTTTCCTTTCTCCTTATCAAAACACACCCCCTTAAATCCCGAAGTATTTGACTTAGACAGCCTTTTATTAAATGTATTTTGTTGATGAGTAATTATTCTTAGATTAGACCTTAAATTGCACAAGCCGTCCGAATTTTTATGGTCAACGTCTGTTTTAGGGTCAGTAGCGCCTGCCACTAACCTGTGCATATAAACTTTATTTTTTCTACACCCAGAAATTGCATATTTTGTGTAGGCCCCTTTATAACAGTGCCACTTATATCCACTGACTAATTCAAAATCAATATCATCAATCAGGGCCACTTCTCCCTGGGTCAGCTTTATCTCTCTCATACAAACTCCTCGGTAAGTATTACTGTAAGTATACCACGCTGGAGTCCCTATGTCAAGAAAATATGATGCATTTTTAAAATTTTAAGGGAGCCCCAGAAGTAGGACCCAAAAGGGACTCCTTTTTCTGTGCTTTCCTTCTCTTCATCATTCTTATAACATCCATAAGATTCCGCACCTCCTCGAAGGCTTCGTGCTCCACCTTGTCTAGGACCGATGGGACCCAAACATTTTGGTATAGTTCTACAAAATTGTAGATGTTTAATATTCCCTTTATAATCGCATAGTTTCCCCCTGCCCATATACTACCATATCCCCTAGAATTGTCAACTATATAAATATTTATTAATTTATTTTATTTTTATTGTTGACAATAAAAACCCTTATGTTATTATCTCTATGTAGGCAGTAAGACACACCAAGGGGGATGCACATGAGGGTATCACTAGGAGTCAAGGCGGGGTTTGTAGTGGCCGGGTTGTATATCGTTCTCTTGATGGTGGTGTGATATGGTCCTAGCCTATAGGGAGGCGGTTATCAGGAATAAGGCTATTACCTATACTAAAATTCTCAACCCTGACAGGACTAGGGGATATTGGGTTGAAGTAGTCAACCGGAAGGGGGAAATTGAGCAGTCCTATCTTTATGACAATTTTAAAAGGGCTTTGCTGGGTTTCCATAATATGATGATTAACGTTAAATACTCCTAAAACCCTACACTACCCCTAGTATAGGCCTAGCCCCTGCTACCCCTCGGGTAGTATGGGGCTTTTTGTTTTTATAGGGGTTTGGGCTTGCTTGTTTTAATAGCCTATAAAAATAATCGTTCAAGTAAAGGGCCTTAGAATCAAAATTAGGGCCTGTCAATGGCATACAAAAGATAATTGAGCGAATTATTTTGTTTTATTTTTTGCAATATATGGCGTTTTAAGGCACCTAAAATGTTTGCATATAATAGGGGCTAATTTAAGTGACAATGAGGACTAACGATAGATGATAAGGGAAAGGTGTTCGATCAAAGGAAAGGCCCAAAGAATGCAAAAGCAGGTCATCCGCCGAATAGTCTACAGTTTTGTAGAATCAGACAAAATTGTAGGATAGAGGTAAAAAGCCCTTCAGAGTTTTTTGAAATTGTCAAGCTAAAAAATTTAATCAAAAGTTTTTAGTCTGAAATTGAAAAATAGTATGTTTAAAACTCTAAGCCTTAATACGATAGGGGCTTAAATAAATAATCGTTCAAGGAATAGGCCTTTAAATGCAAGAATGGGGGAAATAGGCTAAAAACCCTTATATTTTAAAAGGCCTATATTTAAAGCCCTAAAATAATTTAATTTTTTTGTTGACAATCTTTTAGGGCTTGATAAAATTGAAGTGTAGGGAATAAGTTTTGAAGGGGGCTTTATGAGCGTATTTCAAGAGCTGTTAAAAATGAGAGTCAAAAGGGTCAAGAATGAAAAGAGCCCTTTACCTATTGAGGTTTTACGAGCCTTTCAAGCCGAAAGACGTGTCATAGGTGAAAGGGTAGTGAAAGCCGTTGAAAACGGTATTATTAAACAATTAGAAAAGGGGGCTTGACGTGGAAATTGTTTTTGTTATAGTGGTTTTGTTGTTTGGTGTTGGGCTGTTAGCTTTTGAAAAATTTTAAAGGGGGCAGGTTATGAGATTAACACCGAAAATGCAGGAATTAGCGGACAAGGTTTTAAAAGACATGGAAAAAGGGTCTTTGCCTTGGGAAATGCCTTGGTTTTACCAGCAGGTTATGAATTGGAAAAGCAAAAGGCCTTATCAGGGAATGAACGTGATAGGCCTTGCTTATGGTTTGCAGGGTAGCGGATTAACTACAGGGCAATTCGTAACCTACAAACAAGCAACCGAGGCAGGGGGGCAGGTTAAAAAGGGGGCTAAGGGTTTTTGTGTTTCTTATTTCCAAATGTTGGAAAGAATGAAAGACGGGAAAAAGGAAAAATTTCCCCTCATGAAAACTTCGGTAGTTTTCTCCCTTGACCAAGTAGACGGTTTGAAACCCCATGAAATTGTCAAAAGGGAATTAAAACCAAACGTGTTAGGGGATAAAATTATCCTCTTATCAGGGGCTAAGATCATCGAAAATGGCGCAACTACACAAACCCCTGCTTTTTGTAAAAATGATGCCTCTCACATTGAAGTGCCAAAAAAATCGTTGTGGAAAACTGATGAAGGTTATTATTCAACAGTTTTTCATGAATTGATTCACTGGACAGGGGCGAAAGAGCGTTTAAACCGTCCTAGCTTTACTGATTATAAAGCGGAAAGGCCTTTTGAAGAATTAGTTGCGGAAATGGGAGGGGCTTTCCTGTCCGCTTATGTGGGCTTTCACTATGACACGCAACACACGGCCTATATAACGTCATGGTGCAAAGGGATGAAGGAAAAGGAGGACACGCTTTACAAGGCTTGCTCACAAGCCCAAAAAGCGGTTAACATGCTGTTACAATCGGCAGGGGAAATAAAAACCCCTGTTCCAGAAGGGGGAGCCGTACCAGTTTAAAACCTAGTCGATTTAAAAGGCTCATTCTTACACAGAATGGGCCTTTTTTTTAATCCTCTTTACGAGGCCTTTATTGGCCCTATGTGTGGAGTCTACAGGGGCGAAATAAACCCCCAAAGAATGCAAAATTGACCCCTTTTAAAACGTGTAAATGCTCAAAGGCTACCCCTTCCAGCCTACCTCTAAAATAAATTAAATAAATGTTTTTAAACGCTTGACAATCTTTTTCTAATTGATAATATATCAGTGTAGTTAAAAACTTTTGGGGGTGTGATATGTCAAACCAAGTTAAAGAGAAAAACCCGCTGTTAGAATGCGGAGATTGTTTTATCGAATTGAAAGAGGGTGAAGGAAAGTTAGCCCTTGACGGTTCGATTCTTTGCGCCGAATGCTTGCAGGAGGAAAAAGAAAACGAGCGGTTATCAGAAGAGATGGATGAGGTTTTATTGTCTGAAGACATTGAAAACGAGAGGGAAAGCTATATTGAAAGCCTTCAGGATGACAAGCTAGACAGCTTAGAGGACTACTAAAGGCACGGTTTAATCCCCCTAGTTAACGCTAGGGGGCATTTTTTCGAGGGGGCAAGACATGCAAGCCAAAGAAGGTATAACAATCTCATTCTGGAAAGATAGTGACGGGCAGGGGCTAATTATCGTAAAAAATGAAGGGGTAATTTCCGTTATCCTTATTGAGCCTGAAATTTTGTGGGCTTGCAATGCTGAAATTGATTGGACTACTTGCGGGGCTCATCCCTATGGGGAAGTATTAAAGCGCTTGAAAATTGAGGGTGGACATCGTAAACTATTAAAACAAGCTAAGGGGGTTTAACATGGTACGGGAAAGACTAAAAAAATTAAATGAAGAACGCTTGACAAGCGCTAAAGAAGGGGGCATGATATCAGATATAGACGTAGAGTTTTTTGAGAGGGTTTTTTTGGTGGAAGAAAATAAATTTAAGGGGGCAGAAAATGAATCAAATTCTTGAAGTAGTGAAGGAAAAAACCGCTTTGAAGTTTATGAAAAGGGCGGGGATTTACAAAGGGGTTAACGTAACATTTAACCCTGAAACAAAAACCGCTCTTTCCTACAATTGGTGGGAATTCGTCAAGGTTATAGGCGGGAAAGTGTTTTTCAATTCTTACCGCTATTCAACGTCAACCCAAAGACATCAAAGCAAAGTTAGGCGCTTGCTTGAAGCCTTGGAAATAACAATTGATTTTGACGTAGAAGCCCCCCAAGGCCTTCAAAACTCTTTGGGAGCCATTGAATACATGGAAACGAGAATCAAAACTCTTTTCGATGAAATGGCAAAGGGGCGCAACGGTTCAAGCGCTCAAAACAATCGGCTCGATATGATTAAGTATTTTCAAGAAGGGGTCAAGGCCTTGAAAGAAGCTTTGAACGTGGAAGAGGTTAACGCTTAAACAAAAACCCCTTTCAAGTAGTTAAAGCCCCTCCTTTCCCCAAAGGTAGGGGCTTTTTTATTTCCCCTTTTTTCATGCCTTTACTGTCCCACAAGCCCCTATTTATCCCCCTAGATTCGCTTTTTAGACTCTTTTAACCTCTTTTACTTGTCCCTACCCTGCCCCTCAGAGCGTACCACGGCAGGGGGTGGGCGCATATTGCCCTTATGCGAAAGAAAAAACCGTGCAGAAAAAGCCCCAAAGAATGCAAAAACGGGGCAGTGTAAAAGGGCCTTTTATTGCAGGCTAACAAAAAACCTTTTTATAAAAAATCATGGGCTCAAATCGAGTTTAAATGCAAAGTTTTTTTGTCGTGAAATTTATTTTACTTGACAAAAAAGATTTTTTATGATATGATGAAAGTTTTTATAAAAAATTTTGAGAGGGCCGGGGTTGTTATTTCTTACACATAACAGGGCCTTAACTAAAAGATAAAAAGTTTTTTATAAGATTGCCCTATGATAAAAAATCTTTCAATTAAAGGCCTATAGAATGTAAAAATAGGCCAAACGGTTTTCTATGCTCCCAAAGTTTGGCGGGTTTTTAGGGGGCGCTTATCTAGACTGTTTTTAAGGGTCAAAATTACACTAGGGGAAATTTTTTTCGTTATGGAAGGCATTCTACAATAATGTAGATTCCTACAAAATGGTTATAAACTACCTAAAAGCATTAAGCCGTTAAATACTAGGGGCAAGCATTGACACTATCCCCCTTTTTTGCTATTATAAAAGAGTAGTGAAAACCAGCTAGGGGGCAAGACATGAAAGACTTTAAAATCCCTGTTTATAAATGGGATGATTTTAAAAAGCAAGTCGAAAAGCTTAACAGGAAAGCGGTTAAAATAGGTTGTCCAGAAATTACCTTGATTGAAACGGGGCGGGACGTTCTAACCTTCTTTGAGCAATTGCCGGACGGGTCAAGCATTGAAAAGGTTTTAAACGTTGTTTGTGGTTCCATTGACGGGAAAGCCCCTTTTATTAATGGTTATTCCTTTGTCGCAAGCCTTGACCATAGGGAAGGGGGAAACATCATAAGGCGTTTTGACATGGACAACCCTGTCCCTGCCGATTGGTTGACTAGGCTTTGCTTATGTGACCATTGCAAAATTAACCGGGTTAGAAATAGCACGTTTTTATTAAAGGATGAAATAGGGGCTATCATCCAAGTAGGTTCAAGCTGTTTAAAAGATTTTATGGGCTTTAACCATAACCCCGAATTTCTTGCTCAAATTGCCGAATTTTTAGAAACCGCAGGGGGAAACATAGGGGGCGGGGATTCTTCCAGTCATGGGGCGCATTGTTTGCCCTCATTGCTTGACATACTGTCCCTTTCTAGCGCTGTTATTCGCAAGAGCGGATTTTACAGGAGCAAGGCGAAAAGCGATGAGAACGGCCTACCCTCAACGGGGGGCCTAGTTTGGGAGCAAGTGAATTACCGGGGCCTAAAGGGTGAAGACTACCGGAAAATAGAGGACAAGGTTATCACACCAAACGGGCAAGACAGGGAAACCGCTTTAAACGTCATTTCATGGGGCGCAAGCATTAACCCTACCGGGGAATATGAGCAAAACATTAAAACACTGTTAAAGGGTCAAGCCGTTGAAAGCCGTTATATGGGGCTTGTCGTTTCCAGTGTTTGGGCTTACATGAAAGCTAATAATTTAACCCCTGATTTTGTTAAGATTGAAAAGCCTTCCATCACTAGCGAATTTTTAGGGGGCATTAAGGACAAGCTTGTAAATGTCAAGGCTAAACTCGTATATGTCCGTTTCATCGAAGGCGATTATGGCAAGAGCGCATTATTAAAATTTAAAGATGAAAAGGGCAATTCTCTTTCATGGTTTTCAACGTCTTTTGGTTTTGGATTTAACGAAGGAGCGCAGGACGTTGACGGCTTAATTGTCAAGGCTACTGTTAAGGCTCATAATGAATTTAAAGGGGTCAAGGAAACGGTTATCACAAGGGCGCAATTCGTTGAGGGGGTCAAAGCTTAAAAGGGTCGAAATTACATTTAAAGGGCTGTTAGTTGAACGATTTTTAATTCAAGGGGGCATAAGATGAAACTAGGCGATTTTAAAAAAATGATTAATAACCTTGACGGGGTTTCTGATGATATGGAAGTGCTTATCATGTGGCATGACGCTGATGAGGGGGGAAGCCAAAACAGAAACGCAGAAAAACCCGAAATTATGGAAACGGACAAGCACGGAAACCCGGTTGAATACGCTTACAATGGCAAGCCATACCAAAACCCAGTAAGTAAAGCCATTGTTTTTGATGTAAGATAAGGGGCATTAAATGACAATATTAAAATTAAGAAGGTTTGAAAGCTTAGAGGCTATTTTAGTCAAGCAAAGAATTAAAGAGGGGTATATTCCAGCCGTCAAGCATAAGGAAAGCGGTAAAGTTTACATGGCTTTGCCTGAAGACAGAACGCACCATGATGTTTTTATCAGGGTTGCGGATATCTTTAAAATCCCTTACAATGAAAGGGATTATGACAGTGAAGAATGCAAACTAATTGAGGGTTTTGTTTCTCTAAATACCGGGGACTATTTCACAAGGAAAGCGCTTGACAAGCATTTAAAACAAAAAGGGGTCGAATATCATGGGGGTTATCATTTAGGCGAAACATTTACTTTACAAAGAAAGGGGTTATGTCCAGATAATTTTTAACTTGACAGGGAAGGGATTTTTTGGTAGTATATTTTAAAGCGGGGAAAGCGCAAGAGGGTAAAAGCGCTAGTTAGTGTTAAGGCAAAATAACCTTAAAGACTCTTTTTCCGCTAAAATTTTAAAGGGGGCATTATGCCGACAAAAGCACGAAAAGAAATTGAGACGATTAACGAAAAGGCCAAAAGGCTTAAGTTAATCAAAGACCAAAAGTCTTTGCTTGAAAAAGAAGAGGGTGAATTGAAAGACTTCTTTGAAAGCATGGGGAAAACTGAAATCAATACGGGGTCATTCCTCGTCATGGTTCAACCCCAAAGACGGGAAACGGTTTCACTGGAAACATTGAAACCCGTTTTTGGTGAAAAGCTTGACCCTTATATTAATGTTGCGCTTTTCAATAAGGTAACGGTCAAGGCTAAGAAGTAAAAGCATTAAAGGCCGTTTAAAGCCCCTTGGATTTACATTCTAAGGGGCTTTTTTTGTGTCATTTTAACCAGTCCGCTATCCTACCCCTGCCAAAACAATTAAATTTTAGCCTAAGGCATGGAAAACTATTATGTCAACGGTTCACTAACAAATTATATTCAAGGGTCTTTGGGCTTTAATGCCTATCAAGGGTCAATTGTTTACCAGCCTTTCAATGATGATATGCCCTTTTTGCTTGACGTGCCGGGGCAAGGTGTCAGTGAAATAGGTTTCACGCAAGAGCAAGCCCTTTATAATATTAAATTGCTTTTAAAGGCAATTGGTTTCTTTCCCCTACCTTAATTTTTTACTTGACAAGTAAAAACTTTTTTGGTATACTGAGGGGTTAATTCATTCAAGCACCATATTTTTATACTTGACAATACCATAGAGGCATGGTAGCATTAATCCGTTGAGCATATAAGCATCAAGGGGGCAGAGCATGGAAGCTTTAAACGAAGTGAAGAGAAAAGGCATTGAGCCGTTAAGTAAGCAAAAGCAGGCCTTGATTGTTAACAACGTGGTTAAGGCTTGCAAGGACATTAACCAGCTTAATAAAACAGGGTACAATTTCCTTTCCCTCGCTAGTGGTTTTATTGCCCATTATAATCTTCAGGGCTTTATTGATTATTACGAGGGCGGGGGCTTAAAAGAGGAAATTCTTAGGCTTGCCCCCATTAACCAATGGGAGAATTTTAGGCCGGGGGAAGAAAATTACGAGTATTATTCCAGCAAGGCGCAAGTCTATAACGCCATAATTGGAAAACTGGCTAAGGAGGACGGCTGGAAACCGTTTATTTGATTCTCTAACTTCTCTTTTTCAGCAGGTTAAGCCGTGCCTTGCCCCCAAGGTACGGCTTTTTTATTTTATTTAACGCTTGACAAAACCGGGAAAGTATGGTATTCTAATAGGTTGGTTTATTTTATCACGTAAAATAAATTATTTTCCTATTGACTATTCCTTGACTGTCTGTTAATATTCAAGAGTAGTTAAACATCAAGGGGGCTTGATATGACAAACACGGTTCTTTCGCAAGCGGTTAAGAATAATAAGACAAAAAAGTCTGAAACAGTAGACTGGACGGGGTCAATTCTTTATTTGACCCCTCACAAGGCAGGAGGGCACGGTAACGTTTGCCCTTTTGCTTCCAATGGTTGCGTTAAGACGTGCCTATTTTCAGCGGGGCGGGGTGTTATGGCTCCAGTGATTAAAGGCCGTTTAAGAAAAACCAATTTCTTTTTTGAGAATAAACCCCTCTTTTTTGAAACCATGAAAAAGGAAATTGAGGCTTTAGAGCGCAAGGCCACCAAAGAAGGCAAAAGGGCTTTTGTCCGCTTAAATGGCACTAGTGACATAAGGTGGGAAAACTTCAAGCCTTATGACGGGAAAAATGTTTTTGAGCAATTTCCTAACGTGCAATTTTACGATTATACCAAAGACATTAAAAAGGCCTTGAATGCCAAAAACAATATTAAAAATTACCATGTGACATTTTCCCGTTCTGAAAAGAATGAAAACGAGGTAAAGCTTGCGCTTGAAAATGGGATTAATGTTGCAGTAGTTTTTGGTGGTAAAGACTACCCCAAAGAGTTTTTAGGCCGTCCAGTCATTGACGGGGACAAAACAGATATGCGTTTCCTCGAAGGGTATCAGGGGGCAATTGTGGCCTTGTACGCTAAAGGAAAAGCACGATACGATGATAGCGGTTTTGTGGTACGCCAAACGGCCTAGTTTTGCATTTAAAGGGCTATCCTTGGGCCGATTATTTACCCAAGGGTAGCAGGGCCGGGGTAGTAAAATCATCGAAGCTAGGGGGCAAGGGATGGAAATTTTGACCATAGGCCACAAGGTGCGGGTTATGGTAGGGGAGTTTAAGGGTAAGGAGGGAATAGTTTTAAACCCTCGTGAAGTGTACGGCATGTTTGAAAGAGGGGCTTTGCCTGTCAAGCTTGAAGGGATAGACGAGCCTATAGCCTTTGTGCCTCAAGCCGTGATAAGAGTGCCCATAGGTCGATTATTTGATTAAGAGGGTGTTTGCTTGAACGATTTTAAATTTAAGCTGAGGGGGTAGGGTATGCCAAGATTTTTAGTGTTTGTTTTCGGGGATTATTATCCTGAAGGGGGCTTGAATGATTTAAGGTTCCAATGCGATAGCCTTGAGCTGGCAAAGAAACAAGCGTTTTCCTATAGCAATGAATACAAACAAATTTTAGACGTTCAAGAGCGGGTTGTGCACGAATTCATTGACGGGGACTGGAAAGAGCGGTTTCTAGTATAGGCTGAAATTGCATTCTTTGGGGCATTGCTTGAACGATTTTTAATCTAAGGGGGAATCATATGGGCATCAAAGTGAAAGGTAAGCGGTACATTCCAGCAGTGAAAGACTTGAATAGCGGAGTAGTTTACCCTCGACAATTCGGGGAAGAAATCCATAGGTGCATTTACCAACGAGTAGAAAAAGAGTTGGGCCTTGGGTACACCGAAAAAGAATATCTCTATGACTTCATGAATGAGCATGGTTTCGTTGAGGGGTATGTTGAGGTCAAGAGCATGGAATTTTTAACGAGGTTAGAGATGGAAAAGCTTTACAACGAGGAGGAGAGCACTAGATTAACCCGAATGGGTATTGTTATTTCAGCGGACGAGAAAGTTTTTGCTTGACAATTCCGTCAAGGCATGGTAGTATGGTTCAAGCATCGAGCATCGAAAGGGGGAAGCATGGCACGGTTCAACGTCATAGTCGAAGGCATGGGAGACTTCCCATTGAATGACAGAGGCATTGCTGAGCGCTGTTTTGAGCACTACAGCACGAGCGTCATTGAGGGCATCACATACCCCGGCAATAAGGAAGTAACATTGAAGGATATGAGCATCAACAAAACCCTCAAGCATTTCATCCCAACACCACAGCCGAGCATCGAGGTCAAGGAGCAAGAACCAAAATGTTTGTGTGCGCTTGACCCCATTGAGCATGGGCATTCCTATGGCTGTCCGAGCATCGAGGTGAAAGCATGAAGTGCCCATTTGACGGGCCTTTCCGTGTAGTTATTGAGGACTGGACACCGAGTAAAGACCAAAAGCAAAGACGTGATGAGCCTTGGAAAACGGGGCAAGTGTGGCTGAGCATAAAACCAAAAGATGGGGATAGCATTATTGGAATGAACATGCAAATTTTTGGTGAGCGGGGCCGGAAGGAATGCATCAGGGAATACAGGTGGCTTTGTTCGGCCTTGAACGAAAAATTCAAGCGGGGAAAGAAGGTATGAAACTCTGGACGGTAGCACAAACAAAACAGGTGATTAAAATATTTTGGATTTTGGGAAGGGTGATTATTCGCCAGCACATCCAAATGCTTCAAATAAAGTTTTACAATTTCACACATGGGGACGATTAAAATGACGCTCGATGAAATAATTTCAAAATTCAAAGGCATTGAAATAGGAATCTTTGACGTGAGTGGGACTGCCATTAAAGAGGGTGATTTTGTAGAATTTTGTTATGGGGGAGAATACGACAACGAAAAAAAGTGTGGCACATGGAAATCATGTGGGTGTATTGGTCAAGTAATATATCAAGCATCGGGCAATCAATACCCCGGTTTTTATTGGCCTTTGGTCAGAGCTTTTAAACACGATAAATTAATGTGTGGACATCTATTGAGAATAATTAAGGGGGCATCATGATAAAAATAGACGAGCATTTTACAATCAAATTTTCTGAGCCGTGTTGGGAAATTCAATATGACGGTAAGAGCATCATGGGTGGGTTTACTACCGAGGCATCGGCTGGTCTTTACTTAGTCCAGAACATCATGACATTGACCAAGCGCATGCAAACTAAGGCCGAGCGTGTTGAGAAGATTAAGCTTGACAAGACCACGGAAGACCTATTAAAATTCACGTTCAAGAACACGCTTGAGAGCATCACAGAGAACATGCTTGACCACTACAGGGCGTGGAAGAAAGCAATGGACGACCACGGCTTTAAAGTATGCGGAGGCAGTGATAAGGCATGGCAGAGGTTTAAGCGCTTGCCTATGCGCCATAAGCTGGACTTTGACCGGGCTTTGAGTTTGGCACAGCTTGAATGCCCAAATTACATGACCAAAGAAAAGGCTTGATAGTGATAAAGACACTTCCTAAGTATTTACTTATTGACGACATGCGGGATATACGTGCTGATGTTATTTGTCGCAGACCTGATGATGGGATTAAAGCGCTTATAGGTATGGGGCCTTTTGATATTCTATATCTTGACCATGATATGGGTATTGAAAATGGCTTTATAGACCCTTTGATTGCGTCTATAGCGGGGGCTTTGGATAACTACGAAACCCCTCCAATGATCGAATATTCGGGCTATGGGGTAGCTTGTTTTATTGAAAATCATCCAGAATATGCTCCAGATTGCGTAGAGATTGTTTCAGATAACCACGGAGGTGTAAAAAGGATTGCGGGAGCTCTACAAAATGTTTATGCATTTTCAAAAAATGGTAGGACATTTTCTAAACACGATTTAAATTTAAAATTATTCTCTTGACAATTCCTTGGGGGTATGGTACAGTAGGGTATAGATAAATTCAGGAGGGCGTGATGAAAAACAAATCTTTAATTGGGTTGGTGCTGTTAATCCTTGGTAGTATGTTACCCATTGCATGCGGAACAATGCCCCCAACATCCCCCTCAATTCCAAGTGTAACTGATACCCCGACATTCACTTACACGGCTGTTAATACGGCAACACCTACCAATACCGCTACCAAAACGGTAACGAGTACGCCAACAAAAACAAACACACCTACCCCAACATCTACGTCAACGATTGCCTACCCGGTAGGTACACACACAATTTCAAGCGGTGTTAATCCTCCCGTGTCTTTTAACCTGACAAATGGCGGTGCGACAACAGCCAATTACCAAATAGCTTTATACCCTTACCCCGATACTGGAAACGTGTATCAGGATGTTGGTATCGGGCCGATTGCGTCAGGGTCTGGTGGGTCGGACACTATCACAATTCCTAGCGCTGGGAACTACTTTGTTTACGTGAGGGCTTACATCAGCGGGTCTTATGTCCTTATTGGCTGGGCTCCCATGTATATTGCTCCCGGCTACAGTATTTCTGGAACCATTTACTCATCGTCTGGAATCTTAGCGGGGATTACGAGCAACAGCTCATGCTTTGGTTGTGGCCTACCTTAAGGGGGATTAATGTACATCAGGCACGAAGTTAAATACGAGGCTGGCGACCCTATGCCTTGGAAAGTAGTTGCGTTTTATTCTCCCACTGCCACCAAGGGAACCATTGTTGCCTATTTCACCAATGAGCGTAATGCGAATATATTTCTTGACGGATTAAGGAAAAATCCATGAGTACCTTTTTTAAAATGGGAAACAAGGTAACGCATAGGGGAAGAACATATATTTTCTATTGCTATACAACAAAAGAAATGGGCGTTATTGATGGACTTGGTACTGAGTGGAAAGGGTATTATGTTGACTCACCTACAAATGCCCCTACCGATTTTTGTGCGAGGCCTTCACAAAACAATAAGCCCCTGTACTGGGTGAGATTTGATGAACTGGATATGGTGAGCCCATGAGTGAGACAAAATTTAAACCCGGTCAGCTTGTATTATACGGTGGGCAAGAATATATGTTTCATTGTTATGTTACACCACAAATGGCTTTTGAAGATTTTGGTGAATATACTGGGAATATGTACGCTTATATTAAAAGTGTTTCGGACGATAGACAACATGATTCACGACCTTCTCAAAATGGGCGTGGTTATTACTGCGCTTTAAAAGATGGGATAACGCCACTGGTTCCAAATTTACACATAGAGGCCGATTCTTTGCATGAAATTACAATCTAGGAGGTTACATGAAGCTCTGGTCAATATCACAGACTAAACAGGCCTTTGTAGTGTTATTTTGGCTATGTAAGGTGACTGTTAATGTCAACAAACAAATGCTTCAAATACGCTGGTACAATTTCATCCACGGAAATGATTAATTTTTTCTCTTGACAATCGAGCAGTCTTCTGGTACAATGTTTTCACAGTAGAGGGAAGTACAAAAAAACCTTAGGGGGTAGCACATGTCAGAAATGGCAAGCTGGTTCAGAACAGTTGACGGATACATATTCTTAACGGATGACGATGTTATCGCCTATCACGAGAACGAGATGGGTGGTCAAAATATCAACTGGAATGACTTCGTAGGCCACGGTGGACTGATGAGGGTCTTCCACATACCAGACCGGAACCAGACTCACCACGAGGGTTTTGTTGGAATGCCCCCCGTCATTAAGAAACAAATCTTTGACGGTAAGATGGACATGTTGTTCGCCCATGCCGGGAATCTACACGAAGCTACTCCCGAATTCATCCCCACAATGAAACGCCTTGCCTCAAGGTTCAGAAACGTCAAGGCTCAGCTTGCCGATAACCCTTACGTGGACTTCCAAGATAAGATTATCAGCAACCTCGACCAGATGAAAATCGGAGTGAAGCGAGGTTTCAAAGGCTCCTCAATTGGAAACCTTTTACGTGAGGAAGGATGCACGGAAGAGGCAATGATGGTGGCCTTACTTGGTGCGAGGGATTTAATGGATTCACATTCCAACCATCACCACTACCACGACATTATCAACAATCGCTTTGTCACCAAAAACATTTTGCAATACATTCTAAAGAACATACCCTTCGCAGATGTTCAAGAGAATGCCGTAAAACGGCTTACGGGGTTCGTACAGGTGAAATTACCCTCCCAACCGAGCACAAAAGAATTGCGTATGGAGCAGGCAAAGATCGAGGCTGACAAGGCTAAGAAAATTCAGCTGAAAATCGAGCGGGTTAAGAAAATGAAGATAAAAATAATCAAAAGAGGAAAAGCTAAAATCCGAGTGACGGCGTGAACATGAACAAACCACTGAAAATAGTCTTCGTTGACTTCACTGGAACAATGGATGAGCCTATCGGTTCCAGCTGGAAGGACACGAAGGTCGAGACATACGGCAAACCCGCTAAGGTCAAGGTAAAACCCGCACCAGTAAAGGTTGCGCCGAAAATCAAGCCGATAGAAAGAGCGAGAGAACTTGTTCGTCAGGCCAAGGAAGCAAAGAAGGCCGTTAAGCCTTCGCTGTTCCAGAGGTTTACCAAAAACTGGACTGCGAAGAAACCGAGCAACGACCCTAATAATTTTTATGAGCACGTAGGAAAAGACTTTTATGTTGCTCCGGTGACTCGTGTTAATGAGGATTGGCAAGACCCTTACGGTCACAAGTACGGAGGGGCTGAGGCCAAGGTATCTTCCAAAGTACGATACTACGATGACAGGACTAACACGTGGAAAGATGTTGAGCAAGACACGAACATTTTCCGTGGTCACGATTACTACGAGGATGATTATTACAGGGACAGTTACATTGGGAAGGGGTACAAGTACACTGCCATTAACTATGGGCCGGATAAGAACTCTGTAAAATTTCTTAAACAGCTTTTAGATAAGACCGGGGCTAAGATTGTTTACTCCTCAACACGTAGGTCTGGTGGGTGGGAATCGTGCGCCAATTACTTAGGCTTACCAAAGCGGTACTCCTTAGGTGGTAAATTCGGCGTGACTCCTGAGGTTCCAGTCAGTTTGTTTGGAGGTAGAAGTGAAGGACAGACGAAACTTATTTACACTGACGGGACGATGGCTTGGAAAGAACGCCAGCAGGAAATTAAGCGCTGGTTTCTGCAATGGTCTGGCGTGAAGATTCTGAACTATGTTATCCTTGATGATGACCCTATCACGGATAATCAAATGAAACTTCACTGGGTTTCGTCTATCGCTAAGAATGGTTTTCAGAAAGCTGAATATACCGAGGCCCTGAAAATATTGTCCAAGGGATAAGTTAAGCCTTGACAATCGATTGAGTTTCTGGTACAATGATTTCAATGTAGGAAATAACGAGGGGGCACACAATGGCTCAAAAAACAAATGTCTTTACGAAAGTCGTTGAAAAATACCGCAAGGATGCCCAGAATTATTTTGAGCGGTGCGGGGTCATTCCAGATATCGGGGACTTAGCCGGATGTATCTTCGACTACTGGAAAGAAGACTCTTGTATCGACCTAACCGATGACGATTATAAGGGGCTGTTAGAGGCCTTAGGTTTCGACTTCGAGGAAGATACTGACGAAGACGATACCCAAGAAAACACTTGCCCCGGCTGTCAACCGTCTAATACTCCACCAGCTTTTAAAGTAGGCCCTGTCCCTACCGGAAACTAAGATGGGACACGAAACCTTCTGGGATTTGATGAGAAGCCCAGCACATTGGATGTTTGAAATATTTCTGATGGTTGTATTCGATTTAATCATCGGTGCTTTGTTGTGGCCTTTCATCAAAAAACACTGGTCACACCATGCCGATAGAGATAAAAAAGACGGACACATCTAGCTGAGTTTAAAAATCTTTGAACTGAGAGGCCTTTAAATGCAAAAACGGACTATCGATATCAGCCGAGAAGAATACGCTGATGTTCAGAAATTTCTGGATAAAGGAAAGCCCGTTGAAGACTTAGGCCGTGATGAAATCCTTAAGTTGTTTCAAGTAGATTTTGGAGGCGGTATCGAGGCAGATGTTATGGTGTGCAATGGTGACAGGCCGTATGTTGGAAGTGCCCTGTACAACGGTGACTTTGAAGTTGCCACTACTGACCCATCCGAGGAACTGCTGGGAGAATACCCACTTTATTTCAACGGTGACTCCTATACTGTAGAGATTCGGGTAAAGCAAGAAGAAGTTAAAAATAAAAAATAACTGTTGACAATCTGCTGGAAGTTTGATACAATGGTTGAGTAGTGGAAATTAATAAAGAGGTCAGGGGGTAGACGATGGCTGAAATGGCGAGTTGGTTCCATGTCAATAAGGGGAAACCGGATGAGGGTTTTATCTTTCTCACGGATGAGGACATTATCGCTTGGTATGACCAGCGAGGGGAAGGTCGAAACGCAATCGACTGGAACAACATGGTTGGTCACTACGGGATTATCCACGTCTTCAAAACTGACCACAGGGAACACCTTGAAGGCTTTGTGAACATGCCTGATGTTATCCGCAAGACTATCTTGGATGGCAAAATGGACATGATGTTTGCTCACGCAGGAAATCTCCGTGAGGCTACCCCTGAGTTTATCCCCATGATGACTCGACTTGCTAACCGCTTTGAAAAGGTCGAGGCTCAGCTGAAGTGCAACCCTTACCGCAATTACCGTGGTCAAACATTCACCCTGAGAGATCAGATGAAAATCGGGGTTGAGAATGGATTCACGGGCTCCACAATCGGTGAAATTCTTCGCAGTGATTTGTGCAACGAAGAAACCATGTTGATAGCGCTGAAAGGTGCTGTCAAATTCATGGACGAATACACAGACCACCACCACTATCACCAGATCATTAACAATAACAACGTAACCCGCAAGGTGCTTAAGTACATGCTTGAGCACGTCCCTCACACAGATGTTATCGAGGCCGTTAAGTTACGCCTTAAGACCGTCAAGGCTAAAGCCATGATGCAAAAGGCTAAGAGCATTAAGAGGCTTCAGGTTCAAGTTACCAAAATGGGCGATGCGAAAGTGAGGGTGGCGGTATGAAAAAAGGACTAAAGATAATCTTCTTAGACTTCAACGGTACAATTGACACCCCTTTCCGATACAACGGTGGAGTTGGTGTAGGTGCTGACGTAAGCCATGACTTCTATCCGGCGAAGCCTAAAAACGTCATGACCGAAAAAGATTATGAAGAACTATTTAGGGAAATAGAGGAAGAAGAAAAATCTCACAACGAACATCCTCTTGGCCTTATGGTTGATAGCCGTGGGCCAGAGGACGGGGCTTTTGGTGCGGGTGCTGGTGATGACTTTGACGAACAGGCTTGGAAAGCGCAAGAACAAATGCTTTTGAACATGTCTAAAGAACCACAAAGCTCAGAGGCTTGGCTTGCGGAAAAAGAAATGCATGCCCAGATGGAACAAGAGGCTATCGAAGAGAGAAAGGCTATCGTTGAGGAGAGCAAGGGGCGCAGAATTGGTGACCCTTGTGCCGAGCCAGAAAATTGGATTGAAAAATCCGCTCTGAGGGAAGAAGAATTTCCCGGCTACGTTGAAGTCTCAGAACTTAAAAAAGAAAGACCAGAACTTTTTGAATACGATGCCGAGGGTTATGATAAGAACGGCTACGACAAAGAAGGTTACGACAAATGGGAATTCGATAGAGACGGATTCGCCAAAGACGGATACGACAGCGAGGGTTATGACAAGGACGGATTTAAAAAAGATGGGTATGACAAAAGAGGTTTCGACAGGAACGGGTACAATCGTTATGGCTTTGACCACGATGGATTAGATATCGAAGGGTTCAATAGCCAAGGGGTTAAGTACACGCCCTTTGTTCGTGCTGGTGAGGAGTACACGCCTTCCCTTCCCGGTATTGAAACTATGCGCCAGAACAAGCAAACCAACAAATGGGATGAACATCGCAAGCGCCAGACATTTCCTGAGCCAGTCTTTTATAAAGACGAAGCAAACCCCGATTGCGTCAAATATCTCAAAGCTTTGGTTGAAGAGACGGGAGCAAAGATTGTCTACTCAACCACACGCCGATATGCTGGCTGGGAATCGTGCGCCAGATATATTGGTCTCCCGTTAGACTGTTCTTTGGGTGGTGAGGCGGGGATAACCCCAACCAGCCTACCGAAAGAAACAATCTCGCCAATAGATTGGTTCAAGAAAAAATTCGGGTTGAAAAAACCAGACCCAGCTAATTGGAGCTGGAAGCCACGTCAACGTGAAATAAAAGCTTGGTTGGAGCAGTGGAAAGGTGAAAAAATCGAGAGCTATGTTATCCTCGATGACGACCCTATCACTGACCCTGAGATGAGCAAACACTGGATACCTTCAGTTGCGGACAACAGGTTTGGCAAAGAGGAATACGAACAGGCTCTGAAGATTCTAGCTAAAAGGGCCTAAAGATTTCTCTTGACAATCTACTGTGACTCTGGTACAATGTAGTCACAGTAGAGATTAACAACAAAGGGGGCAGGACATGAGAAAGAACGGATATTTGGGAGACCACGTCAAGGTAGTAACCAAGGAACAAATTGGGTTTACCGAGAAGTATGAAAAGGTTACCTACGAGCTGGTCAAAATCGACAAGAAAAAAGCCGTGATGCTGATTACCGACCCCCGCAATACCTTCACCCTTATCTATGATACGCCTTGGGTGCGGGAGAACTTTATCAAGAATGGTCGATTGACCCGGTACGCCTTACGCAGGTTGGTGTATGACGCAGAGATGGCCTATAGTAACATGAAATACACTGGGGTGGGTCGGGCTTACGGCGAGGAATTCAAAGTACCTGCGAAATGAAAACAAAACAACAAATCATAAATAAAATTGAGGAACTTACTAGGTGTTTAGAATCTACGCATAACCGTTCAACTGCGAGGAGACTCGCAGGAAATATTAATTACCTAAATTGGGTGTTGTCTGAGAACCCTAAAAATCAAAGAGTGTTTGAAGGTCTCCAGAATGACCTCTTTGATAAAAATAAGACAGTAAAAAAGTACTATAAGGATTAATTACGTGGAACAATTTACAGTTGGAGACAACGTAGAGCATATTAAAAAGCACATGGCTGGGACTGTTCACGCTGTAGCTAAGGATGTGATTAAAGTCGCCTTTGTTGGGCCGAAACCTAGCGTCAAAGAGCCTAACCCGGTGACTTACGAGAACTGCAAACCTGAGGAACTGAGGAAGATATGAGCCACTTCTACTTAGGACAATTCCTGCCGAAAGAAGAAAGCTGGGGCAGTGTTATATTGGGAGGGCTTTGTGCTTTAGGTTTGACAGTATTGGTATGTGGAATTTTTTATCTTTGTGCTTGACAATTAGACGAACGTCTGGTACAATGTAGTCACAGTTGAGGGCAGTAAATTTTTTCAGGGAGGCGTAGCATGTTTAAAAGAGACGTGATGATGACGGACGCTGAAAAAGCGGAAATGAAGGCCGAAATTGTCAAGGTGACGGCGGTTAACCCGCCCACTAAAGCCAAGAAAGTGACTTTGTCACCTAAGGCTGTGGCGACCTTGAAAGTTTTGGAAAACGGAAAGGTCGACTTCAGCACTGACCGCCGGAAATACCTGCGGGAGTTAGCGGAAGCCATGTTAGGCGAGAAGCTGTCAGTCTCTGCCCACATGACCGACCTTCCCCGTATCAAGCTGGACGACATGAAACGGCTTACCGCCATTGTTCCCGAAGAGGACAGTACCGACCACGGTTATCCTCTGGGCAAGGTTGTCTTAGTCATGACCGACTACAGCGACTATTGCTTGAACGAGAACGGTCAGAACGGTAAGCACATGCACCCTGCTGATTGCAGGATGGCGATGGATTCGGAAATCGACCACTTCTTGAACACCCTTCAGAAGAAACTCGATGCCCAAACCATCCTTAAAACCTTCGGACAGCAAGGCTAAGGCCAAACGAAATCTGGGGCCGTTCTGTCAAGATGACGGCCCCAAGTTTTTTCTCTTGACAAATCACAATCAATCTGTTAACATGTAGGCAAGTAGTACCAAAACAAAACAGGAGGCAGTATGTTTACAAGGAACGTGAAGATGAATGCGAATGATAAGGTTGAGTTGAGGAAAGAAATTCTCAAGGTGACACCTGATGTTGTCGCCCCGAAGAAAGTGAAACAGGCTCCGGCCCCGAAAGTGTCCAAGAAAGCGGAAGCGTTGCTTACCGTTCTGAAGACCTTTCCCCGTGACTGGCAACCCGGACAGACGAGCAAGGGCGAAGCCCTTCGCAAGGCTTTCGAGACCATTCTCGGCGAGACCTTAGTCGTGACGGCCCCGGTGGACAATTCCATGTCCTCAGCCCCCCGCATCGACA